GGTGGGAGCTGCTCTGCTATCCGCAAGGCGAGCCCGCCGGTGGAGTGATCCTGCGCTTCGGCAAGGACGAGATCGACTGCGAGCTTGGAGGTGAAGCGATCCGCCCGCTCATGCTCACGGCCGCGCTCACGCGCGCGCAACTCGGCGCGATGGACGAGACGAACTTCCTCCGGTTCGCGTTCGACACAGTGTCGCAACGAGAGCTGCACGAGGTCGAGGAGTGGCTGCGCTACGACGGCCAACCGCTCAAAGAGCCGCACCCCAACAAGGCGCATCGAGGCGTCCTCGGAGACGGCACCAGCCTCAATAGGATCCACCCCCGATAGCTCTGGACGCTGGGTCCAGAGATTAGCCGTTCGACTTCTCGGACCTCTTCTCGGCCCGAGCGGCCTTGCCCTTCTTCGTAATCTCCTTCACGCCCGGGATCCGCTCCCGGCCCAGGTAGCCCGCGACCGCCGTGGCGAGCAGCCCGAGAGCCACGAGGAGCTGCGTCCACACCTCCGAGCTGATCCCGAGCAGCTTGACGCCTCGGGGCTCTTCGGGGTCGGGGCCGCCGGGGGCGGCCTTAGCGGCCGTCTCGTCGTTGTCCTCGACCGTGGCCGCCTGTGTGTTCTCAACGCTGATGTTGATGTCCGGGGCGGCACCCGGCTGAACGACCACCACGGGCTCCGAGGACTCTCCTGCGGGCGCAGGGGCCGCGACGGGCTCAGACGCGGCCGTCGTGGCCACCACAGCCACCACTGGCTCAGGGGCGCTCAGGGAGGCTGTGGCGGAGTCGGCCATGAGACGCGCGCTGATCTGCATCTGACGAGCAGCTTCCTTGAGGTCGCTCGCCATCGGACCTGGCCCCGTGAGTTTCCAAGTGAGACCAAACGTCCAAGCCCGATAGTCCCCGTCTCCCACTCCGAAGCGCCGCCAAGGCGCGTGACCGCCTCCTGACGCACCTGTACTGTCGCTATCGCCGCCCGTGTAGGAGAGGTGAAATTCATCCGGTATCAAGAGATCCTGAACCGCGTGATCGGATCCCACGCAGCCAACCAGCAGTAACGACAGAGCAGCGTATTTCATGGGCCGAGTCCTCTAATTCAGGAACGGGGCCGCTGCGATGTCAGCGGGTCCTAGATACTACCGAAGCGTCACGGAGACGTGAAGCCACGTCGATCCAGCACGTTCACCTCGCCGCACTCGTACGTGATCGTCTCGCCGTTGATAACAACCGTGAGACTGAACGGGTAATCGCCCACGTTGTCGGTGATGGGTGCTTGGATAAACACGACCACGACGCCGAGTGCCCAATTAGCTCCCGGCTCCACGGCGCTCACCACGACGGGCGTTTGGTTCGTGCCGTCCGGAAGTTCCCACTCGAAGTTGATGGCCGTCGCGGCCGACACGTCCACGGGCGCGTTCTGTCCGAACTGCTTGAGGTTGAACGTGTGCCGAACAGCGTTTCCCTCGAAGGTGGTGATCTTGGTTCCTTGCGACATGTCGTATTCCTCAGATCATACTCTGGTATTGGGGGCAAACACGACCGTCAAGTATCCTGCGCAACTACCAAAATGGTGTCAGCGATTTTGCGTGTGCTGAAATGCTGCGTCTGTACGGCCGTCACGACCGTCAGGATCGCAGGGGAGACGACGAGATGCTCTAAGTCCAGCCCAAAAATCGTTGAGGGTGCGCTGGCGTTCGCTGGCTCGAATGCGATGACAGTCGATGTAGCGGTGCTGGCCTGGACGGCAACGCCCGTCTGAACAACGCGGAGGCCCGGGAGCTGCACCACCACGGACCCTGCGAGCAGGTCGAGCGTCACCTGCGAGACCCTCTGCCCCAAGAAGACCGTGACGGCCAGACCCGCCTGGGCGACCGCCGAGCCCTGCACCTGAACCGAAGAGCTGCTGGCGAAGGCAATAGCGAGGTCAGCGTCCGCCTGCACGGCCGCCTGTGCGACCTTCTGGCCGAGCGCGACCGCCAGTGCCTCATCGGACTGGAGCAGCAGAGAAGCCCCCAGGAGGCGCTGGACAGGGGCAGCGGATGAAGCGCTGTCAGCCGTCACCGTGAGGGCGATCTGCTCCACGCGCTGCCCCGGGGTGGCGGTGGTGGCGGCGTCGGACTGCATGGTCAGGCTGGCCTGCGCGATCGGCTGTACGTCGAAGGTCGTAGACGCAGCCCCCGCACTCGCCAGCACCTCGCCCTCGACCTGGATGATCGAGCCGTCGATCGCAGCGGTATCGAGATCCGCCTGGACCGCGACATCAACGACGTGGATCTTCTGCGTCGGTGCCGACGTAATGGCTGCGTCGGCCGAGACCGTGGAGGTCGTCTGAACGACGTGATCGACATCGAGCGCCGCCGTGGCAACACCGGCCGCAACCGTCACGCTCGTCTGTTTGAGCTTGTCGGCGTCGAGCGTGACCGTAGCGGTGTCGGCCTGAACGGCCGCGTCCGTCTGCCGCAGGAGATCGGCCGAGACCGTGACGGTGCCGTCGTCGGTCTGCACCACGACATCGACGACGTGGATTTTCTGAACGCCAAGCACCACCTCGGACGTGCCTGCCGTAACCGCGACATCAACGACGTGGATCTTCTGCGCAGAGATTGCTGTCGTGGCGGGGTTGCCCTCGCCCACCACGGAAGCTGCGACCGCACTCACGATCTCTGCCGAGATGATCGTCGTGGCCGTATCGGCATCCATCGTCGGACTCGTCTGCACGATCTTGTCAGTGTCGAAGATCACAACGGCCGCGCTCGCCGTCATCGCGGGGCTCGTGATAACGAGCGCGTCGGCGTCGATCGAGACCGTCGCTGGATCGACGCCGAGCGTCAGCATCGTCTGTCGCAGAAGGTCGGCGTCCGTCGCCACGGCGGCTGGGTCAGCGTTGAGCGCAAGCGTCGCGTTCTTGATCTCATCCGCGTCGATCGAGACCGTCGAGGAATCAGCGTCGAGCGTCAACGTCGCCTGTCGCAAGAGGTCGGCACCTATAGAGACCGTCGCCACGATGGACGTAACTACAACGGCATTCGATCGGCTAACTCTTTGTGATGCAATAAGAGCCGTCGCGGAAGCTGACTGCACAGTCATCAGAGCGTGCATTCGCTTACTAACCGAGGCAGAGGAAAGCGTGGGCTCTGCCTGAACGCTTACGGCCGTCTGACTAATCACCACTACGTCGAATAGCGTGATCGCAGGCCCCGCAACAACTGCTGCTGTTGCTTGAATGGCTCTCTGCGCTGCGACAGACGACACTGCCGACGCAGCGGCAGTATCCACAGAGCCTTGCAGGCTAACGAACCCTATCCCCGACCCGCTGAACGTGGGAAAAGAACCTGACCCGATTCCTGTATGGATGTCACGGGAAACTTGAAGCAACGCGCATTGACGACCCGAAGCAGCGACAACGCTAAAATTGACATCAATGCCGTCGGTCGCGTTGAACGTAGCTGAACCCTCGGAGAGTACGTTCACGCCTGCGTTCTCCTTCACGAAGATGAGGCTGTCCTCAGACCTAGATTCCGTATTGGTAGGATTAGTATTGTCCTGATGACCTTGACCAAGCGCCCACTGATTACCCGATTGACCAAAGAATCCAAACGACTGATACCCAGCGTTCGCGTTGAAGCTAGTAGCGTTCCACACCGTAGTATTGACCGACGTAGTGATGGAAAACGCAGCACCCGTCACAAATCCTGATAGATAGTTTACGACGCCGAGCGTCGTTGGCATCTGAAAGTTTTGCAGGCTTACTAAGTTCTCAGCATACTCGAAGGCCATATAAATAATTGAATTTCCAACGACGGTATCGTTCACACCTTCTGATCCAATCTCAAAACCGTCAGTTGCGTGAAAACTAGGGATCATAGTGGTCGTGGCGTCGATCGCTATCGAAACCCCACTCCGATACGTTATAGCTACGTCTAAGTTACTGCGAATAACTGCGGTGCTTTGAGATGGATTCTTATTGTTCTGTTGCTGCGACGAAATAAACCGAGAGTCGGCTATCGTTCCCGTCGTCCTAATAACGTGAGCGATTTGAACATCACTCACGTTATGGAACGCTTCGTCTAAAATTATCGTTGGAGAAAGGACGACAATGTGATTTGGAGTATTTCCCGTCGTAACCTGAGACGGACTGTTGAGCTTACTTGGGGGCGTGACTGTCCCTGCCGATACCGTAGTCCCATCCCCAAACCAAAGAGTGACGTGAATCAAAAAGGCCGTGGTAGGGATCGCATCCCACAAAATGCGGATGCCGCCCGCGATGAAACTATCAAAGCTGCCAATCGCTTCCCATGAGGTTGCGGTTCCTGGCGTCGGAACGCGAATAATAGCATCGTCGAATCCCGCGCGTCTCGTTACCGACGGAGTAGACCCATGCTTGTCAACAATTGCGAGACCGCCCTCGAAGATTCCATCAGTAACACCAACCGACAATGAAGCATTATCGAACGAAGTATTCGCCGCCGTCGCATGACTCACCTCAATGAGCGCCGCGATCGGTATCCAAGAGACTCCCGAGACAAGAAAATCCTGCGTCGTTACCCCCGCAGTTCCAGTGGTAACGGCAGCGGCCCTCACCCCGTCGATGAGAGTAAGCGGCATACGTTACGCCCCGCGTAGGGACTGCAAAATATAAAGACTCAGTTCCCAGTTGTTGAACATCGACGCCTTAGCCCTCCGGGAATGTAAAAACTAGACTCGAAACGCTAATGATCGACCCCGCTTGAATGTCTGCGTTGTTGAGAATCAACGAAGTACCGACGGTTCCAGCCGTGCCTTGGATAACAGGCACGTTGTTACGATCAAAAGCTCGATAGAAGCTCGCGGTTCCCGAATTATCCGCTAACGTATCATCCGAAATCGCATTCGCGGTAACTGTTGCCCCCGGGTTGGCGTCTACTGCATCTCCAAACGCACCGCCGCTACCGGGCGCGGTCATGGCAAGCTGACCGAGTACCAGGTTTCCCGACAGCGCTGAGTCAACCAATGCCGGGACTGTCCCGCTGTAAAGAACCAACGTCGCCTGCGGATTGACGGATCCTAAATCAAGCGCATCCACCACGAGATTACAGCACGCTACCGCTCGCACGTTGTCGATAGACAAAACCATACTAGCCTGCGATGCGTACGCTGCTCATCGCCACCGTCACGACACCTATCACGGCGAAGACGCGTAGGTGAAACTATTGATCCGAATCGCATCGCCGTTGTTGATCGTGATGCTGGACAACTCCATGTCGCCACCGCCTGCGGTGATGGTAACGGTCCCTTGAAAGACCTCACCGTCATCGCGGTCACGTACGCGAAAAACCGCTGCTGTGCCGCCACCCACCGCAGCGGAGTCCTCCCGAGGTGCTCCCGCCATCGTGGCCGTACCTCCTGCGGATGCGCCGAACGCTGGGTTCAAAAACTCAACGGTGGAGAGAATCGCCGCGAATGCTGCCGTGCCGATCTGGAGATCGCCGTTTGCATTCATGGTGCCGAGGTCGAGTGCATCGACGACGAGATCGGCAAGCTGGTTGCGAATAGCAACGACGTGAGTGAGTGCCATATTGGTGCCTTGGGTTCAGACGCTTTCGACGAGGCGTTCAAGTACCCGTATGTTGACGAATCCAAAAGGGCCTGTCTACACCCCTCTCAGGCGCATTTTTCGTCTGGACACCGGGTCCAGGATCGTCGATCAGCTAGAATCGGATGAGCCAGTTCATCGCCATCGAGGGCTGCATGTTGACGTGACCGACGCTGGAACCCGTTGCTCCGCTGATACGTACAGTGCTGCTCGCTGCGTTGTCGTTGTCAGAGGCGTTGTTGTCTCCGATCTGCGCACCCGCGACGCCTGCCGCGTAGTGGATGTCGTTGTAGTCGTGGGTGTGGGCAGAAATTTCCGAGACTGCCAGCGCGTGCAGCTCTTCTCCAAATTTACCTCCGAGGGTACGTGCATTCGGATCTGCCACGAGACCCTTCGTCTGCCCCCCAAGGTTATCGAGTGGCAAAGCTGCTCGACCTCTAAGGTCAGGCAGCTTGAAAACGGAGCCCGACGACGGCGCACCGTACGCAATGCCAATGATGTTGAAGAGGTTCTGAAACGTGAAGCGCGACACTTCGCGTCCGTCGCAGAACAAAAAGTTATCGGGGAGAATGGACGAAGGACCGGCATACGGAACCACCGCCGCTACCGGAAGATCCTCAACGCCCGTGATAGCGAGCTGATCATTCAAGAACTTACGGTTCACCAAGTCTCCGTCGGATATCGGATCAGCGAGGTTGTTGATCTTGAAGTTGTCCACCAACGGATTCGCACTAGCGAAGCTAAAGTCCGCCGCCATACCGGGAGTACCAACCGTGCGAAGCAAAGCCGTCTGTACGGAAACGACTCCTGCATCCACGGTGTCTTTCCGAACGGCATCTGTTGCGATCGACGCCGCCGCCACGTTGATGACGCGCAACGTCGCCATGTTGAGCGCCGCAATCATCGGAACCGACCCGTCCTGAAAGACCACCCGATTCGTAAGAATCTGCTCTACGCTGTCTTCGCCAGAGAATCGCAAGGTCTCGACTTGATCGAACGTGACGAGATCCCGAATCGACGATCCGTCAGTCGTGTTCGTGATCTTGAACCCGCCCAAGTCCATATCGCCGCGCATGTAGTAGTCGCCTTGCGTCGATCCCGTGATCGGTGCGTCGGCTCCGTCGCGGTCCAAGAAATCCTCTTGGATAAAATTGAACAACATGACCAACGTGTTGACGACACCGCGCAACGTCTCAGTGCGGATGTCAAGCACTCCGGGCTGTTGGTTCTCTCCCGTCGGTCCGATGAGCGTGAGCGGTCCAACCTCGACCCGATCCGGGAACGCGGCGTCCGGCGGATCGGGGATCGCGGTGACGACTACTGAGGGGAATTCAGACACGGCTCACTGCTTGATGATGTACGACATGGCGATAACGGGCTGCATGTTGTTGTGCGCGCCGTCTCCACCAGTACTGGTTGTCGTGCGGCCTATCTGCTCCACAAAGTCAGAGGTTGCGTTCACTACCGTTGGACCCGTGAGCGTACCGCCTGTCGTTGCTCCCACGTACTGATCGTCGTACTGGTGAGAGTGCAGAGGCAGCTCAGCCGTAACGAGCGTATGCGTCTCAAACCCCAACGTGCCGCCCAACACGTCGGCCTGCGGATCCACCACGACTCCTGCTGGAACTCCCAACCCCATGTTATCGAGGCCCATCGGAATCCGCCCCCGCATGTCAGGAAGTCGAAAGTCTCCTGCGGGTTCACCGCCGGTATTGTAGGTGGTTCCAATAACGGCGAAGAGATTAGCGAAGGTAGTCTGACTAATCGTCGTCCCGTCACAGAAGAACCAACCTACGGGTGCCGTGAGTCCCGCGAACGAAACGATTGCTCCCGGAGGAGTAGCCGCAATGTCACTGAGCACCTGGAGCAGGTAGCTACGCGATACCCCATCTCCGTCCGACGTAGGCACCGCTAGGCTCAGATTCGTAATCTTGAACCCACCCATGTCGAGGTTGCCAATCATAGAGTTTGATCCGTCGAGCTTCACAAACGTCGTATTGACGGTGGCAATCTGCGTGTCGTGATAGTTCTTCGTCACCGCGTCCGCGACGTTGATCGGTTCGGCCAAGAATTGAATCTGCTGCGCGCCCATATTGAGCGCAGCCAACATCGTGTTCGTGCCGTCCGTCCGCAGCGCACCATTGAGCTGCGTCTGGAGACCGTTCAGGAACGCCTGCACGGCATCGAGCTGTTGCTTGTTCGCCCCATCGGTCGCTGCCACGCCGTCGGCCATGTTGATGACCTTGTGGAAAATCGGCGCGAGCGGATCGTCCCCCATATCGAGGGCGCCGCGCATGAAGCTCGGCGAAGGAACGCCAGCGACGGTGGCCGCCGCGCCATCGCGGTGCAGCAAGTTGCTGTTCAGCGAGTTGGCGATCGACACCAAGCTGTTCACGACCGCACGAAGCGCCTCAGTGCGGTCATCCAGCGCGCGCGGCTGCCGGTTGCCCGCCTCCGGGCCTACGCTGTCGGGGCTCGGTGTACCTTGAATGGCTTCGAGCAGCGGGTACGTATTCGTGGTGTCCGTCAGATCCGTGGAGGTCGGATCCGGGATCGCGGTCAGGGGCAGCTCCGGAATCTCCGTCATCTAGGGCCTCGCAACGGTAATCTGATGCTCGAACTGGATTGCATGTGTCGGAATCTTCACCTCAGCGGGGAACGTAACTCGTGCCAGCATAGCGCCGTTGAACGCGAACAGTCCCTCCTCCGTAATCCCTACGCCGTCGAGTGAAGACTGAGCTTGTGGCACCACTCCGACGAGAGTAGTGGATGCAGCCGTAGGGTAGAAGGCGGAGACAGACGGGATCGTAAACGTCGCGGGCACCACCGAGATGTCAATGTCTGCGGCGACGGGCGCGGGCGGTGTCGTGGCGTTCCCGATACGCATGGTGGCGATCTGTAAATCTGAGGCAGCCTGCGCGCCGAACGCGCCGGTCGTCGGGAAGCCCTGGCCGAAGCCCAGCAGCGCGCGGATGATCTCCAACCCCACGTCCACGACGAGGTTCTCGAAGACGTGGCTCGCGTGTGCGACTCCCTGTGCGCAAAGCACGTCCACGCGCTCGGGAGACAACGCCGCGCAGCCATCTTCGTAGCAGTGCCCGGGAACGTGAACGATGCGAAGAGAACCCCGGATGCTGAGTAAGTCGTTGGCTTTCATGGCGCGGTGACGGTTACCGAGATGATCGTGGTCGCGGGATTGGCTTGAACGGCCATCGTGGCCCGGACCGGAAGGATAGAAACGCTGAACACCGTCGTCGCAGGACCGGCCTGCACGAGTGCTGTTCCGGAGCGCACATTGGTCACGACCGTCACGGCGTCGGTGGCCGTCACGTCGTCGTCACCCACACCGATGTCTGTGACGAAAGTACGGATCTGAACGTGCGCGGGGAGAATGTTGCGCTTGAGAAACGTGGCAACGAGATCCTTCGTGGTAGCGTCAATCACGACCAAAGGCGTCCCATCCAACTCATTGAGGTGAATCGCAACGCTCGGGCTCGGGAAGAACGCGAGCGGATCCGTCTGATCCGGGAACTCATTCGAGTATCCAAAGGGGCGCTCGATGAACTCGGTCGCGAGTGCATTAGGCTTAGTCCAAATCTGCGTCGCGTGTCCAGAGAATCCCAGCGTGCGAAGCGCGATCACGACCGCCTGCGGCAGACCCTTGAGCTTCATAAGCGGCGACCACTGACGGATCGTTTCACGCTGCGTGCGCTCCGACAGATCGGCAATCGTGTCAACTCCAAAGTTCTCCGAGAGCAACGGTAGCTGATCTATCGGACACTTATCGGGGTCGATGAAGTCGAGGATCTCGCGCGTGTCACGCGCAAGCTGTGCATACTTGAGACCGACCAGCTTCGCGTAGTAGTCCCAGATCATATCCGGGTCGAGAATCTCGAAGACACGCATTCCGAGTAGTACGCGCTGGGGAAGGGTCGTGAACCCCACCCACGTATCGAGCGTCGCGTCGTACTTCTCGACCGTTCCATCAAGCAGCACCACGGTCTCGTTCTCCAGCGGACGGCGAAACAGCGTCGCTTCTTCCTCTACCCCATCGCCTTGCAGATCAGTCAAGATTCGCATCCCGATCGCGTTGGCGCTCGCGCCAAAGACCGCGAGACGATCACCACCTGCGTATGTCGAGGACATTCGGAACGCCTGATTGAGCGCGAGCTTCGGCGTCACGCCGTCCGCTTCGTTCAGGTTGCCGATATGGCTCACGTCGTCGATGTAGATTAGCAGAGGCAAGCACGGCTTGATGCCACCATTCGCATCCGCTCGTGCATTAGGCGATAGCTCTGGGAAGAGCGACTCGCGCACCTCACCGAACAGGAACGACGCGGCCGTAACATCACCGACGACCGAGACCGCGATCTGCGATCCTCCGGTGAGTAGCGAAGCCCCTAAGACGAGGGGATTCGTGATGACGGCTCCGACGATGAAGCCACCCGTCATGTTGGCCGTCGCTGCGGCAGAGAGGAGTGGATCAGCCGCAACCATCGCCCCGAGTAGCGGATTACCCGTCAGGGTCGCGTGGCCGCCCGCGCGCGGGTTGGCCGGTGGACTAGATCCAAAATCACCGCCGCCACCGGCCGTCTCGAAGTACCACTCCAAGAACGTCCCGGCAGACAGCAGCTCATTCCCGGGGAGTTCACCGGCACCGATGCGGAAGTCTCCGCTCGGACCGTCCCCGAAAATAGTTGCTGTCGCTACTGCCGAATCAGCAGCAACGTCGCCAGTGATTAGGACCACGCGCTAACCTCTAGGCGATCAGACGATGCGGATCGTGAGTTGGTCGGCCGTGATGGTGTCGTTGGTGGCGAGAGTGATATCGCTCGACCGTTCCCACCACGCGATCACGTTGTCTGCTTCGTCGCGGATCACCGCACCGCCCACGTCGTTGATGGGGTTGCCGGTCGCCGTGAACGTGATGTTGGGGGTGAGGACGATCTGCGTATCGCCCGACGTGGCCGAGGGGAGCGACCACGATCCGCCCTTCGTGATGGTCTGACTACCGAGGTAGCCGCCGCCCGCCGGGTCGCTGAACGAGGACAACGACGCATCCTTGTCCTCGACGTTACCAAGCAGGCCGCTGTAAAGGTCGATGCGGTCCGCGATGTGCGCGATGCCACCTTGAGCCGCTGCTGTCCCGGCGAGAGTGCCTGGCAGGATGGTTCGGGTGTCGTCGTAAAGTCCGATCTGTTGTCCGTAGTTTGTTAGGCTGGGCATTTGTAGTATCCTTTAGAGATGAAGAAGACGAAGCGGAGAGGCAACGCCCTCCAAGAGACGTGGAAGCCGGTGGTCGGCTATCGTGGCCTGTACGAAGTGAGTGATCTGGGACGCATCCAAAGCCTGCACGGGCACAGCCGTCAGGTCGGACACGTTCTCCTTGCGAGTGAAATGGGGCGTGCGGGCAAGGGATACCTCGGGGTCAGCCTGTGCCGAAACGACACCCGACGTTCCGCTTTGGTCCACAACATCGTCATGCGTGCGTTCGTGGGACCAAAGCGCGGACGCGAAGTCGATCACATTGATACGCACAAGACGAACAATCGCCTCGACAACCTTGAGTATGTAACTCCGCGTGAGAACTACCGCCGCGCACAAGAAGCGGGCCTCATGCACAAAGCTCACGGCGAAGCTCACGGACACGCCACCATCACGGAGGCGGACGTGCGAGAGATCCGCCGCCTCAAGCGAACCGGGCAGACACAACGCAGCATCGCCGAGCAGCTTGGGCTCAGCGAGTTCCACGTCAGCAAGATATGCCGTGGCGTGCTGTGGGGTCATGTGAAGTAGTCGGTTCATCCCGCAACGAGAGTGAAGACAAGAGAACGCAGGTTGATAGCCTGCAAGGTCGTCGAGTCAATCTCGGAGTCGAAGAGGATCTCGTTGTTGAACAGGAACGTATCGTCGTAGAACTTGCGCTCGATCGCCGCCGGGATCGTTAGATCCTGGAGCGGATTGAACGGGCCTCCCTGTGCACCGAAGATATCCTGGTCGGTCCGGAACACTTCGATCACCGTGCCGAGCGTCGGATCATTGAAGTCGATGTGATCGAACGTGACTTGAAAGATCGTGAACCCTACAACTCCCGGCACACTGTTCACGACGTTGTAGATGTCGGACATGCGGATCAGGAATCCCGATCCGGTCTCGAATAGCGAGACCAATGCCTCCACGATCCCTCGGTGCACGTCCTCGTTCTTGTTCAACGTGTCGAACTTGACCTGCCCAAGATTGAGGTCCACCTGCGCCATGTCGGGTCGGATCACAACATTGTGCGCCGTCGCCATCGTGCGCGTGCGGAGGAACTGCTGCACGGTGAAGATGCGCGCGGTCGGAACCTGTGTGTACCGCTGATAATTGACTGCCGTGGTGGTGCCTTGTCCGGGACTCGTCGAGACAAACGTGAACTGTTCGGTGTCCCAAATGTGCACGCGAACGATGTTTCCATTGAGGCCCGAAATCGGTACGTCCGCGAACGCAAGCGCAACGCCCGCCTGCGTGGCGACGATCTGCTCGTAGTCTACAAGCGTTATCGCTTTGTCGAGCGTTCGGATAAATGCCGGGACGGAAACGCGCAGCTCCTCAACGCTCTCCCGATCCTGTCCACCCGTAGCTGCGCCGGACGAGTTGAGCACCGACAGCGCAGCCGTCGTCTGCGTCCCCACCACCTCAGCCTGCATGGTGCCGCGAATCGTATTGATGCCCGCGTTGCCGGTCAGCCCGTTGGTGGTGCGGTAAGTGATCGTAACCTTCGAGGGAGGAATCTGCCCCGAGGTGCCGTTGCCAAAGATGACAGAGAGGCGACCCTGCCCGTCGAAGAACACTTCGTACGTCTGAGATTCGGTAGTCTCGAACAGCACGTTGGACACTTGCGTCCACTCGTTGAGAGGATTCGTGGCGTCACCAACGAACACGTCCCACGAGTCCTCCTCAACGACGCCTCGCGCCACCGTGAACGACTGATTCGGTAGCTTCGAGGGCTCGAACGCCTCCGTGAACCTCTGACCCTCGCTCAGTGTGAATGAAGCGATCGAGCTGCCGGGCACGATCGTCTGATCCGAATCGAGGGAATAGCGCAGCCCGTTGGCTCCGGTGACGAAACTGCCCGCGCGCACGATCGCACCAAACGACACGACGTTGGCCGGTAGCGCCCCTGAGACGGCCACCACGGTCGCGGCGGTGGCGGAGCGGGGAACGAAGCCCACCGACCGCGCGAAGCGCAGAGCGCTCTCCAGACGGCGCGCAGTAGCCAGAAAAACCTCTTGCGCCACGATGTCCTGTCCGTAGCTGAGCAGGTCTCCCACGTAGGCCAACAGGTCGATGATCGTGACCCCGAGGTTGGAGTCGAAGAAGTCCGTGAAGTCGTCGGGGCGCGTCGCCTGGACGAACGCCTCCAGATCGTTTCGGATGAGCGTGAAGTCACGGCCCGTATAGGACAACCTCGGGGGGCTTGAGTCAGGCATCGTTACACTCCCGAATTGACGGCCGCTATTGTCGGCGAGATGAAAGTCTTGGGAATTAGAACGGTCTGCTGCTGCTCGACCTCTCGATTGGTATCAACGCGGAAGAAGACGGTTATCTCCATACCAATCCCGCTAGAAAGCTCGCGGATCTCCACCCGCGTCACCGTTACATGCGGGAGCTGTCGCGCCGCGATGTCTCTAATGGTAGATCCGATGAGCTGAAACTCACCTGGAATCAGAGGCTCGAAGAGAAGATCGTAGAGCGAGCTACCGAAGCTCCGTCGCATCACCCGTCCCCCGAGTGGCGTGAAGAGCGTGAGCAGTAGGTCCCCCCATGACACGTCGCCGACACTCTTGGACTCGAAGTAGCCTCCCGGACCCTTGACGGCCGGGAGAGCGAGTCCTCGAATCTCCTTCGAGGTCTGTAGGTCTGAGCTTGCCATGATACGCGGGAGCAGTCTACCGAAGGCAAAGCCGACCCTCTACAGGTAGCTGAATCAATTGATGAGAACCGTCACCGTCGTACCTTGTAGAACCCCATTGAGCCACCCTGACGACGTGATGGCTACCGCTCCAGCGAGGTGCGCGGGAGAACCCTCGATGAACGTCTTGGTGGTGAAGAGCGTGCTGACGACGATCGCACCGAGGCTCGTCTGAGCCGCTCCCAAGGTCATCACGGATCTCCCTGCTATCAAGACCTTCGTGGTCCCCAGCAACATGATCGCGGGAGCAAGAAGAGGAGGAACGCTCGGAAACGTGAACGGGGCACTGATGTCGCCTGTCAAAATGGGGATGCCCATCGAACTATCCTAAGCTATGCAGCGACTTGCGAAGCGCGGCGAACTTAGCTTCACCGTTTCCAAGCTTCTGAATCATTGCTGCGAGGTTGCTGTTGAGCGTAGCCGGAACTCCGCCCGTGAACGAGAAACTAGATGAGAGCGTAGCGAACGTGGTGAACACATCGTCGAATTCTTGCTGGTCGCACACGCTCTGAACGGTAGCTGTGATGAGTACCGCGTTGGCGAATGACGTAGGATCGAAGTTGATCTGACGCAGGCTCTTCTCGTACTTGCGTGACTGTCGAATCAACTTAGCGTTTACGCTCCCATTGAGTGCCGTCTCATAGCTCCGGCGTGCTTTGTCGATCGTTCCCGTTTGCAACGCCTGCAATGCCTTGAGCTGATTATTGAGGTCTCCGCTCGTAAGATCCGCGAGTTCCCCGATTCCGAGAGCCAACGGCGTGAGCGGACAAGTTAGGTATCCAAGAATGTCGATGAAGTTGATGGATACCGGAGAGGGAATTGCAGTCACGGCAGCGTTCACATCAGATACGCCAACGCTCGCCACGTCTCCAATCGCATCGTTGAAGAAGCTAGTCATACGGACAATCGCAGTCAGCTTATCCAACTCCTTACGGACGATGGTGCGCAGAACTGAGATGACGGTATCGGGACAAGTTCCGCAGGACATGCGATCACCCAATAAGGATTATAGAACCGTCGATCTGTGCGAGCGACCCCGCCGAAATATCCAGCAACGACGTTGCTGAAATGCTGATGATCGAAGCATCAAGCGTGAGCTGTGCGTTCGCCTTGAGAGACATCGACGCCGTACAAGTGATATCGAGGTTCGCGGTGGCGTCAATCGTGAGGTTAGCGTCGGCGTCGATCGCCATCGTCGCCCCCGCGTGCAAGTTGAATTGCGTCTGTGCGTTGATGTCGAAGGTCGCTCCAGCATTCGTGAGCGTGAAGTTAGACTGCGCATTGACTTCGATGTCTGCCTGACCGTCGATCAGAATTTTCTTAGCGGCGTTAGCGGTGAGCGTCCCTTCAATGTCTGCATCGACGTTGCCTTCCACATCGAGCAGCACGTTACCCGCAACCGTCAGATCAAGATCAGCGCCGCCCGTAACCGTAATCTTGTCCACGACATCCACGGTCATCGCGCCGCCCGCATCCACGTCAATCACGTCGGCGCTCTCGATCTTCACGAGATCGACGGCCTTGATGTTGACGACTCCCGAGGTCTCAGGCACAGAGGGAATCAAGCCGCCACTCGTGTCAGGCGGTGTGTATTCGCCGACGTTGATAACGTCCGCGCCCTTGATATTCACCACGCCTCCGCCTCGAATCGTACACTCAGACGCCACGTCGGCGACCAGCTTCGCCGTAGTGACATTCATCTCCTCATCTGCAACGATCTGCAAATTCGGAGCCGTAATCTGCACACGGCCTTCGCCAGAGATCTGTACGGAGCCGTCGGCAGCCGACACTTGCACGAACGAGCCGTCGGGCGTGAGGATCTTCACCCATAACTCCTCATCGAGCGGGCTCATCTCAATCTTGTTACCCGCGCGATCGACGCGGATCCATCGCTGTTGTGTCTCCGGATAATCGTCTCCCGTCTGCTCAGGAGGGATCGGAGTAAGACCCCCAGCGAAGTTCATTATGCCGCCCATTATGACAGGGAAGCGTCGGTTGCCAGCCTCGAACATTACCCACACCTCATCGTCGAGTGCGTAGGCCGGAACATCGCCGAACGTCTGACCTCCAAAGCCACCACCCAGCTCAGACCACGGAAGGTGCTGAGTTTCGACGGCAGCGGGGTGCACATTCACGACGCGGACGCGATACCGCTTGCGCAGTTCTGGATCATTCACGTCCTCCACAACTCCCCGATAAATACCGGGGAACAGCTCAACAGGTTGTCCTGGGCGAAGGTCTCGTTTCATGTGCTGATCGTAAGGCCGTCGTTGTCGGATCCACTCGGCGTAATCGCCTGCGAAACCGTAATGGGACGGGTCCCAGGAAGCTGTTCGATTCCTTGACGATACAGCTCAAACTCTGTCGTCCATCCGATCCCCACGCCAACGACATGCTTGATTCTAAACGCCTGAAAATTGCCGGACAGATAGTGCGTGGTCCCGTCGGTCTTCGTGTAGTCCACGTTGATGTAGTCGAACGCGCGCGCACGATGCGTCCCGTGCACCCGCAAATGCGCATTGAAAGCATATCGACGCATATCGGCAAAACGCGCCTTCGTAAGCCTCTCCACCTCAGCCGAGTCCCGAGCTGTGATGTTGTTGTAGGAATGCACCCCATCCCCCATGTCAATCTGAGACGAAGCGTCTACTGCTGCCGGGGTACCGATTCCCGATAGGCCCGTACCCTGATCGGTCTTCTGCTCTTCTTGACCCCCCATCGCCGAATTAGGCGAGCTGTAGAGGCTGTTGCCTCCTCCGTATAGGGTGCCGAAGAGCTGACTGTCCTGCGGTACGAAGGAGATCACATCGCCAGAAACGTCACTGGTGAATCGGTACGTGTGCTGATTCAGCGGCGTTGATCCTTGAAAGCCGGGAGAATGAAAATGGAACACGTCGTTCTCGTCAAATCGCGCCTTGAAATCTGATCCGTTCGCGTTGACGGCGTGCGGCAACAACGTGTTGATGATGAAACTAAGGTCGCTCTCACCCTTCGAGCTAAACGGCTGCTCAGACGTACCCTCCGAATCCTCGATCACGGATGTCCATCCTCGATCTCCTGCAATCGCGCGAACGATATCCGAGATTGTCATCCCCTCCTCGAAGGAACGAATCTTGCGGTCGATGACCTGCTGGAAGGCGGACCGGCCCACCACCTCCAGATTCAACAGTACGCCGTGCGGCATGAACTCCGGCACGTACTGTGTGACCGAACCTAAAAACTTCCGCTGAAAGCTAACGACGGGATCGTCCCACCCCCATTGAAAGTCGATGTCACGGTCCTTACCTGCTGCGATCAGTATCTTCTCCAAGCGGTCGCCCTGATTATCGAAGAGCTTGATAGAAGCCGTCCAGGATCCTCGTGAGGTGATGTCTACTTCCATCTCCTGCAAGAACTCTCGAAACGGAAGCGCAACTATCTGACCTGCCGATAGCAAGTTGATCGAGCCTGTTGTGAAGACATTGCTATTAGTGCTCACAGCCAATCTCCAGAAACAGGACCGCCCGTCTGTCCCGACGGGAAGTAGCTCAAGTCAGCTCGGAATGTACGCACTACCTCGAACTGCGCATTGAAGTCGCATCCATGAGGCAATAACGTGTCGATCTCCAACGGATTATGCAGCCAGTTGATGTCGCCTCCTGTAAGGATACACCGCGCCGTGAACAGTTGACCGACGTGCACGAGCACAGTCGGGGGCGGGAACGAAAGATTCTGATTCGCATCGTAAACCGGATACTTTAGCGCATCCAAAAAGCGTGCTGGATTGACGACCTCTGCTTCAATCGCCGTGCGCGAATCCGCCGAGGTCTGTCCCTGCACGCGGAATTTGAACGGAATCTGAATCTGTCGATTCTGCGTATTGATAAACGCCTTGTAAGCTTCGGCGCGACCGACGACCTCCGTGTTGACGTAGTTGGGCGCAGCATTCTCCTGAATACCCGCATCAAAATCCACGAAGGTCACGCGCAGCGTATTCCCCAAAGGATGACGCCACAATGACTGATGAGGCCACAACGGGTCGATCGTTATAGTCAAACGATCGCCAAGGTTACCTTCCACAAGCATTACAAACCACCTCCCGCAACGTCCCTTCCGAAACTTGAGATACCAGTCGAAACCCCCTGTTGAGTTTGTGTCGGGGCGGGGCCTGAACGACCCTGCTGAACTTGCTCGCGCATAAGACTCACTACCTGTTCCATGAGTTCGTTGTTGCGATCGAGCTTCTCCTCCGTGGCCCCTGTGGATACCTGGACGTTAGTGCTCAATGCTGCGATCTCAGCCTGCGACACCGGGGGCGTACCTAAGTTCTGAGACAGATTCTCGACGCCCCCTGTCTTACTCGCCTTCCCCGCGTCCGCCAGCGCTTGCGACCTCGCTTCGAGTTCTGCAAGTTGTTTGTTGTAGCGTTCAAGCAACTTCAAAGAGGACGGGTTGACTTCCTGACCGACATCCTTATCTAAGTCGATCTGCTTCTGAACATTAGCAATACTCTTCTTCTTTTTCTGGATGTCGAAACCCACGGCCCCGAACTCCGTGAGGCCGATCTTCGCTCCCTTCTCCGCAGTCTCTTTATTGATCGCGTTGGTCTTTTCAATCGAGTCGATCGCCAACTTCGTCAGTCCCGCAACAGCAGCGCCCACGAGCAAAATAGGACCGACCGACAACGCAAGTTTTCCAAGCATCGGCCCAAGCTTCGACGCGATACCTCCGGTGGCCGCCAGCGCCTCTCCGGACCCAGATACCGCTCCGCCAACACTCAGAAACCCCTTCGCAGTTCCTAATGCGCTGAGCGTCATTTTTCCCAAGACGGCAATGCTTGCAAGCGACGTAAGGTTGAACTCCTTGAAGAAGTCAAGGACTTGCACACCCGAAATCCCATACGCAGTGAACGCCGCACTACCGTCGGTAACTTTTTCCTGCACTTGCTCAAATTCTGTGCGAACATTCAACGCACGAGTTTTCAGCACGTTCATTCCAGCACCTTCCGCTACTATGCGCGTCTTCGATGTCTCAAACCCTGCGTTCACCGAATCCATTTCACTACCGAACTTGCCTAGTTCGTTCGCGCTAATTCCAATCGCAGACGAAAGCGCGTTGATCTCGTCCGGACGCATACCTTGCACTTGCTTACCGATACGATCGAATAGTCCTTCCAAGTCTCCCGACTTCAACTTCTTACGCAGGTCTTCCTGCGCAAGACCTGTCAGGTTGATAGCGGTGGCGATTGCCTCCTGATTAGCCGCCCCGCCCTCAAAGGCTTTAGCGAGTACCTGTCGAATCTCTCCTGCGTTACTAATGAACGTGCTCTCCAGCACTGCACCAATTTGGTTGAACGATCCTATAAGCTTCTGTGACTCCTCACCGCTCATGTTACGCAGTGAAGTGTTCAACACATCCACGTCGGCCGTCGTCTGCTCAAACAGTTTCCCGGCTGAAATGTTGAATCCAGAGGTACTATCCGAAAGCTGCGCCATTGAACCAAGTGTCGCCTCAAAACCCTTCTGACTCACGTTCAACGATTTTGTCAACTCGAAGCCTAACGTCACCGCAGACTCTTGTGCAATATCCGTCCCTTTAGCAACAGCCGAAGCCGCCGTAGCGAGATCGAACATCACGTCTGTATCTCGAATTCCCAACTCTGCCGCAACGCGAAGACCGTTCGATAGCTCGTCGAACGTGACACCTTCAATCTCATTAGCTACGGCACCAGCGCGAAGTTTGACCTTAGCCAACTCATCTCTGCTGATACCAAGAAATTGATTCATCTGGTTGATCGAGTCGATCCCACTAGCAATCTCCTCACCACCAAGCGTACTGAACGCGCTACCTGCTCCCGCACGTAAGGAATTCACCCCGTCTTGCAACGTCTCGATCCCCTTCGTGATGGCGAGGAAGCGCGCCGGTCCAATGATCTTCCCCAGCAGATTCTCCATCACACCGCCGGTGTCCTCACCTGCATCCTTGAAATCCTCCAGACGATTCGTTGCCTGGAGGATCGACGGGCCGAGCCTAACCTTAGTCGTGAAGCTCAGATCGTTCTGAGCCTCGCTCAAAGTACCAACCTTACGCTCTAGCTCCTCAACGCCCTGCACGTACGCCTTCTGATCCTTCTCAGTCCCGACGCCTGCCTCCAACCCGCCCTTCATCTTCTTGAGTGCGTCCGCGAGGTTTGTAACCTCCGCGACCATCTTGCCCAACTCCTTCGCAGAGGCGAATTTACCGCCCGCTGTTTTCAACTTGCCTCCCGCAGCCTTTTGCAGATCCTTCGACACGTCAGCGGGCAGGACCATCTCATCCTTGGTGAGTAGACCAAGAATCTTGTCGATGCCCGCCGGTCCATCGACGACGCCACCCTTGGCGAACTTCTTGAGCGGCCGGATCTTGCCCTGCATATCGGGCGGCTGCACCACGTCGTGGTACTGTGCGCGCAGACCCACACCTCGTTGGAACATCGCCATGCGACGCTGGGGAAGCGAAGCCGTCATGCGCACGTTCGCGCCCGCCATCGCGTTAGCGACCGCCTGACCGAACAGCTTCTTGAGCTTCGACGCGCTGCCGACCGAGATCGAAAGGTCCACCTTCTGCATGATCGGGCGGAGACCTTTTTGGATCGTGCCACTCGCCTTCTTCATCGACTGCTCAACCGCACCCGGAAGATCCTTCACCGACTTGATGAGCTGTTTGACGCTGCCCATCCCATGCTGCGCGCTCTTGAAGGCGCGCTGGTTGTAATCCTCCAGAGACTTCGTGTACTTCTCGTAGTTCCCAGCGGCGGTCTTGAGCGTCTTCGATAGGCTCACATCCTCCGCTTCTAAATAAAACCCACGGCATTGTCGCTAAGAGCCACGTTGCACCTCCTTTCTCAAGCGCGGACGCGCAACCTCGATCGTAAACTCAAAGTCCTTCCGAACCGGAAGATCATCCACCAAGCGGCGTATCGTATCGGGATCAAATCCTTGCGTCCGACACCAACCCTTCAACGAAGAGACGAACTCGCGCCCTCCGCCGACCCAATCAACCCAATAGCCCCCCGTGTATCGCTCCCTCTTCACCTTCGGCGCAGCATCCCCCGCGTATCTGCACAGCCACCCTCGATGATGGACTGCAACGCCCTGCGCAACCAGCACCATATTGGCCGAACCCAGACGGTTCTCCTGACAATATCGCCGTAGGTTACGCACCGCGCGCTCAGGCCCGCCCGGAGGAGTCACGATGTAGTCCTTCTCCGCATGGGTCCCGAGGTCAAGAGGATCGCCGGTGTTGAAGATCCGCCTAAACTGACCGATCCAAAATGCCTCGCGCTCAGCAGCATCCGAATACGACACACCCTCTTCCAGAACCTCGACGACAAAAGAGCCTTCGCCAAAACGATCCCACGCCTCTTGCAACTTCACCGTCCCGTGGTTCTGCCGACCTCGTAGCTTGGACTTGTGGTTACTCCAACGTCGGCGAACCGAAGTACCCGTCGCGCCAACGTACCGATAGCCATTACGCTTACAGCGGATGGCATAGATCGTCACGGTCGAGCCCGGCTTGATGGCTGTCATACCGAGTAGCCTAACCGATTGGCGTTGTCGCTGAGTGCCATCTAACGACCATCCCCCGTGGGCTTACGAGACAAGAACGCGGTAACGGTTTCGCGCGGAGGGATCACGAGGTTCTGACCCACGAACATATCGGCATCGGGATCCGCAATCCCATTCGCGTAAGCGATCACCCACCAGAAGTCCTCGAAGCCTGCTCCGTAGAACTTCACAGAGATCTGATCCAAGAACCCGATATCACCCGACCTGACCTTGTAGGTTCTCACATCGGTTCCCAAAGCAAGGAAGTCGTCAAGAACGGAAAGGAGACCGAACTCCAACCCATCTTCGTTGCGGCCCACGATACGTGGGTCCGTCTTAGCATTGACGAAGAGTCGCGTAAGCTTGTAACGAGAACGGTTTGAGAGAGCAAGCTGACGCGCAGCAGCGGCCGAAGCTTCCTGCACCACGAAGGCTTGTTGAGTTGTAGAGATCTCCAGCTCAATCGTCGGGGGAGGCTCTGGAGCGCCCACGCCTGGAAGGATAATGGTCTCTACGGTTCCGTTATTGAAGTTCTCTCCTGTCATGCGCACGTACAGCGAGAACCAAAGCTGATTCGGATCGAGCTGCGATTGGATGACAAAACGAATCCGAAGATCATCCCAATCCTGACCTAGCGGAATCGAAAACGTATCCGACTGGATTTTGTTGATCGAAAAGTTGTTGTCTTGCTCGTCGATGCGCAGGTTGAACTGTGGATCGTCCGACACCAGCTCAATCTCCCACCAAGATCTCACATCGCCTGCGTCCGTCGGTCCAGCCAGAGCAACGGCCGTCACGTTTTTTGCCAAGTCGGCTGTGACGGACGAGATGCTCGGAGTAGGGTTGATGAACGGAGGCAAAGTCCCAACACCTACCGTTAGCGCTTCGGGCTCTAAGACCGAATACGGATTGTCCACAAACGTCAGCGTCGTATCCGTATTGACGGTCCCGTAAACAAGCCCTCCAAGACCGGATGCGATCGACTCCTCAAACGGAGCAGGCTGCGCAAAGTTCGTAGAGGCCACCAAATTTCCAGAGGCGTTGACGGGAATAATGATGGGCCGATCGACCCGATTCGCGTAGTCGGTCGGATTACTCGACCGGCGTGCCGTCAGAATACTCTGTACGGCGTCGATAGCCGTAATCTCAAAGCGGTTGAATGCCTGCGTCGGGTCTGCTGTCAAAAGCAGCACCGAAGCGTTGATGGCCGTGACCAGATTATCCATCGTCAACGTCATGGTCGCCCCAATCGGAACAGCCGTTGAACCGACCGCCACACCACCCGCAGTATCAAACTCGAAGGTTACCGTATTGATGCCGTCCGATATGACAAACTGATCTCCGTCATTCGGTTGACCGTCCACCAAGCCCACCGATCCGCTAGGACCATCGACGCGGTACGGTCCTGTGACGCGAACCTGTCCTCCCACAATCAAGTGTGAGGTATTGACAACTGCCAGCGGCAAGTCGCCATCGTGTAAGTCGTCTTGAGTAATCCGTACGTACCCTCGATCGTTTGCTCCGTCAGGTTGAAACACCACGGGGGCTCCCGCCGTCAGACGAAGGGCCGAAATGTTGATAGCAGTAGCGATGTTGACGAGTGTACCGAGCACATTGGCTCCCAAGAACACCGACACGTCACCTGTGATCCCTCCCGCGATCTCAATCTCAAACGTAAGGGTAGTTGTGCCATCTGAGAGCGTGAACTGTTCACCATCGAGGGGCTGCCCCAAAATCTCGACCGTACCGGATCCCGTCGGATACGGACGCAACCTATCGGGCTGCGGATTCGGAGGATCATCGTCGGCAGCGTCAATCGCATCGTACTCAAAGAAGTTCAATCCGAACGGAAGCGAAGGGACCGGATTACGTCGCAATGCGGCGCGCAGCGTTCGTCCGATCGGAGACGCATTGTCCATACCGAAGACCGGCGATATCACACCTGCGAGCACTCGTTCCATCAGGATATCAGGCAAGCAAGAGGGCAGCACGAAGGCCGCTCGGCGATCCGTCTGACTGGCCGAAGCGTTGATGGCCGCCCAATTCCCAAACTCGCAGAAGCGCATCCCCGATCCCACGAGGTTCGGCCCGGTAACGGTCGTGCCCTCCTCGAACATCTTGACGCCGTTGATAAAGAGCGTGAACAGCGCCGTCTGACTGTTGTATCGAATCGCAAAAACGGTTCCCGGTCCATCCGGCACAGTCGTTTCCATACCGGGGACCGACTGCCCGAACTCGTAGCGCGTCGTCGTACCCGTGTCTTGATAGACGAAGAGGTCGAGCGTCGCTGCATCAAAAAAAACCTGGAGCCCCTGCGCGAGCAGCTCAAAGTAAACGACATCGTTTGCAGACGCATCGTCCTTTCGACCTCCCCAAAAGACCGTGATGTCGTTGGCGTTCGTGCGGAATCCTGAGACGATCTCCGGCTCTGCCGTGCCCGTGACCGGAACAAATAGACGGAATCCACCCGACTCAACAAAGTTGGTGGTGCTGGCCGATAGAACAAAGTCCGACGCGAGGTTCTGGCCGAGGCTGACGCCCGCAATCTGCGCATTGAGGAAATCCATGTCCCACTCGTCGGAGAGGAACCGAAGGTGATCGAGGAAGCCCGGGAAGCAAACGATCGTTCCGTCACTACGATCTAGCTGTCGGTTCGCCTTCTCATCGAGCCACTTCGTAACCTGAAAGCCAACGGTCGATCCCTCGATGCGGTCGGGTCGCCACGCCACCACAAAGTTCGCGTCATCGAGCGCCGAAGGGATGTAGCCCGACTGGTCGATCGTCCCGACCTCCGCCCCACTGAGCACGTCATCGAAGATGTAGATGGCGTGGATCGCGCCCTGGAAGAAGTTGGCGGGCGTCGAGAGCGTATCGTCCGCCCCCACGGCGAACCGAGCCGTGCTCGCCACCATCACACCCACGATGCCGAAGTTCGTCTGGACGCCCTGAGAGGCGCTGCCTGCGACGTACAGACTCAAGGTCGTACTGTCCCAGGTGAACGCGAAGACGGTCCTGACGCGGATCCCCGTGCCCCCTACGGCCGTCGTGCGCTCAGCACGGTCCGCACCCGTGGAGGAGCTGGAGACCGTCACCGTGATTTCGCCCGTGGTCGCGTCCCACAAGGCCCTCCAGCCCCAATCCGCCGTAGTAGCGTTCGGGTCGTGCTTGCCGCACAGCACTCCCGTCCCGCCCTGCTCCACGACCTCGGGGTCGAAAACGATCACGCACGAGAAGTTCGCGCCCCCGCGCAAGTCACTGTCCGTGACAACCGGGTGGCTGAGGTACTGGTCCGTGCCGTTGAGAATCACGAACGGAGGCGAGCCGCCGTCCTTGAGCAAGTCGGGCTGCCCCGTCATGTTCGCCGTCGCGGCGGCGCTGAGCAACTCGTTGCCCGACACGTCCGCGATGCCGATGAACTGATCGACCTGCGGGCTGCCCGTCATGTTGGCGGACGCCTGCGCGATCAGCTCCCGCGCGAGCGCGCTCGAACCGATCCGAGCATCCACGACGAAGCCGCCCGTCACCTCCCCGGCCGCGTAGATGGGGAAAGGATGCCACTCTCCGAAGTCGTTCGTGCCATCATTGTTCGATAAGTTGCCATCGAAGATCGCCTGACCGCTCACCAACTCCGCCTGCGCGTACGGAAAGAATCCCGCAGGGATCGAGGCCGCAAGAATCACACCACCCTGCACGACGAGATTCGACGTTCCGGTAATGACGCCGATGATGGTCGTTGTAACCAGACCCGACATATTGGCCGTCGCCTGTGCGACCAGCAATTCGCTCCCCACACCATCTCCGATGGTTAGTTGAAGCGTGAACGCTCCAGTGAGTTGCTGTTCAGCTTCGAGTGAAAACTCACCCGCGTTGCCGATCGGAAAACCAGATAGAGTGAAGTCCCCCATGAGCAGCGCTCACATGTAGCGGAACTTGTTGATGCTAATAACCCCTACGGATCCGTTGCTTGATCGGTCGTCGTCACCGTCGGCCTGCCACCGCACCGTAAGTTGCGGCGTCCCTGTACTCGTATCCTTCTGAACAAAAGCAGCGTAGGTCTGTGTCGAGTAGCTGAGCTTGCCCTCTGAGTTCACAAACGCCGTGTTGGTGCCCGCGCACTCGATCGTGAGAACCGGAACCCACGCACCGGCGAATAAAAACTCCAAGGTAAGATCATTGAAGCCCTCCGACGAGAACAGACCGCCCTGCGGGTCGTCGCGGTTGTTTGCCGTGAACGAAATCTGATAGAGGGTGTCGCTCGGATCAGATCCGCTAACAGCGATGTCCCACTGGACCTCATACGCCTGGACGTTATTCTGTGTCGGCACCGCGAATACCTGTTCGTCCAACGTACTCGCGTCGTCCCAAACGGTCGTTCCGCTTCCAGTTTCCGTAACCGTCACCGCCGTCGGAAACGTGTTGCCCCATCCGTTAGCGCCAGTGAGATCGTACCTATCGGTATCAGTCGAAGTCAGCACGACGACCGACAGTGTATCAACCGTCGTTCCGCTATCATGCAACAGGCCAACAAGCTGATTTGAGTTGTAGGTCGGGACCAAGTACCAATCAAGCAGTGTGTTGGGATCCGTGTGAATTCCGATGGGCGCGTTCTGGTCGCAAAATCGAAAACCCTCCCCTGTGAACAGATCCTCAAATTTGGGGCGCACCTCACTCGCGTTCAGCTCAGGCACCACCGGACCGAACTTATCAGTAGCATCGTTCTCGCGCGAATCAGGGACTTGTACGCCGAACGCAAGGATATGTCCGCCACCACCGCCCGTGATCGCACGAGGGCTGGGGCGCGTATCTGGTTGGTAGAGCGGGAAGATTGGATACTCGACGTTCTCTAAATTGAATAGCCAACTATCCACGATCTCATCCGTGGACTTGATGTCCGCCTGCATCCGGTGGATCTTCGGTCTAAACCTCTCGAAGTAAAGAGCGTTAGCGTCAAGCGTACTGGTTGACCAGAAGGTACTCCCGGTAGTGACCGTATTGGTCTCCTTCCAATACATCGGAAGGATCGGGTTGATGCGGTTTAGGTTTCCGTCTTCGGTGACGGGTCGCGCACGTCCGGGAAGGCGCGCGCCTGCGAACAAACACCCCGCAGCAATGAGGTCTCCGTACGCGAGTCGTGTGTTGTTAGATCCGGCGTAGACCTGTAGTCCCGCAGGCCCTAGATACACGAACCAGTGACCAACAGGGAGGATTGATTGGTTAGAAGCAGCCGAACCTACATACGGCAGCCAATCCTCCTTTTGAAGTTCCTGTCCTGCTTGATTCGGAAAGACAGTCGTGTATCCGTTGGTGGGCACCCCAAAGCCGATGAGTCCTGTAGACCCTCGGGTGCGACTCATCGAAAAAATGTTGTTGAGCACCGGGGCTCCGTCGAGACGAATCGCGTTCTCGACGAGGATGTGTGTCTCAAGACGTGTCGGATTGATGATGGAGTTCTCGTTTCCGTGATACATCGCCACCACGAAGCATGGTCGATACAACGTACCATTCACGTTCCACGTCATCGTCCCACCATCGTTCGGGAAGTCAAACGGGAACAGATATGTTTGGCCCTCTTGAATCGGGAACTCAGGAGTCGAGAACGGATCGTAAGGCCACAGACTATGCAGCGATACCATTCCGACGGTTTCAAGCGCCCGAACCAAATGGCTCAAGAACCCCGCCTTCGAGAATGTACGTAAGGTATTGTCCTCGTAGATTGCAGGGACGATGTTCTGTCCAAACTCCGTCATGTCATTCTCCTACGGAAGTGTTAGGACCGTCGAAGGAACCTCCACACCAAACTGCGAGAATCGCCCATTGTCGGCCATGCGAGCAATTCGATATGTAGCTCCACTAACCGAATCCACCACACTCAAGAACGGAATGAGCGTGTGGTCAGCACCTACGAAGCGAAAGACTTGACGCATGGTTCGCACATCAAGTTGAGGACATGCGTTGACGGATGCCACAATGTTGTTCAGAGCAGAGACGCTCGTTACACCCGAATTTACATGGGTTATCTGCTGCACCATAAACAACGGAGAGATCCTAATCCGATCATTCTTAGGCGTGTTGATAAGGCCAAAGGACGCGGCGTACCTAGCGGAGAGACCGTTGCCGGATCCTTGAAAGATCTCCTGAGACAACGAGGTCGCGCCGTAGGGGGTCGCGGACAAAAAGTTGTCGCGGCACCCGATGTAATAGGGACGCGCATCAAAGACGTTTCCAGATAGCGAGTCAATACTCGCAGTACCTCGTGGGCTGAACGGCTGGAGAGAAGCCGTCATGTTCTTATTCGTCCCGTCATTGGAGACGAAACGATCGTTGCGGTCCTCTGTGAATCGACAGTTCCCGCGCATGTCGCACACGAGACCTTGCGCCGTCCATTGACGAGCTGCATCGCGCGTGCCGTTGAACTCCGGGATCTCTCCGAACGTCATCACGGCCCCGTGACCGAGGCTCGCGTTGAAGGTGTCGCGTCCCGATTCCAAGTAGAATCCGTCTTCACCCCCATAGAGCAACCAGTTGTTGACCACGAGGTTGTCGATCAAAACACGAATCGAACCAAAGCGAGCGATGCCAGAAACCGTAACGTCGTGATCGGGCGTGTAGACCTGCACACCATCCGTCGTTGTATTCTCCAAGAAAGTCTGGATGACAATCTGAGGGCCGCTCTCTCCTGCGTCAGTAGTACCGCCAAGGTTCGGACCGTAAGGTCCAGCCGTCGGATCTGCGTTATACCACACCACGATTCCACCGTGCTGCGTAATGAGATCTCCAGTGAAGCGCCACCGATCTTGCGTCGCGCGATCGGTCCGTAGAAAATGCCTCACGTCCGTCGAAGCAGAGTCCGGACCCCCATTGGTTCCTGGACCGAAGGACCCGCCATCCCACGAGGGGCGCTGCCATCCAGACATCGTGAGGAAGTTTTCGATCTTGTCCATGATGAACGAGAACGTGTGTGACTGGCCAACAGGATCGAACTGAAAAGTGGACGAGTTCCATTCGGCACTCACGGAGCACCTCCTGCTGCTAGGTCTGTAGTAGACTTCGACAAATGACGCATGAGTTGTAGGGGCGTGGCGGCCTCCTCGTTGGGGTTGAGTTTAGAGACCTCCGAAGGATTCGTCTACGCAGCTCTCAGCGGTGGCCGGTGAGCCGTTTCCACAGCGGAGTCTGATTCTTCTTAGCGCCCTTCGCGGCTTTGCGGTTGGCCTCGTCACGCGCCTCATTCTCCTTCTTGCGCTGCTCCGCAAGACGTTGGGTGTAGCGGAACACCTCTGCTTGATCCATCGCATCAATGTCGGCCTTGGTGAATCCACCGTGGCTGCCGTACACAAGGAAGAAGACGTTCGCCTCAAGTGTTTCGAGATCGACTCCTCCGTCTCGGACGAAAAAACTCTGCCGAAAACGGCATCGTCATTTCGTTGACATAGGCACACTTGCTGCACTCGGGGTAAATCCTCGTGTCGATACCCGGCTCCAGGTCGTTCATCGCGTCCTCCAATACGCATAGGTCGCCCGCCGAAATCCCCTCGATGAATTTCTGTCGATCCACAAGCGACCGCATCTTCTCCGGGTCCTCGCCGTCGATCGCCATGATCTGCATCGCAAGGCGGATCAGATAGCTCGGATCAGCGGAGTCGTTCGACTGCATCTTGACCCGCTTGGAGTTCTTGGCGATCTGATCCTCGTCCTCCCCTCGGAGAAATCGCATCTTCACCACCTTGCCTTCATCGGGCAGCTCGATATCGAATGGCTCAGCGAGATCACTGTCGGGGGTCCGCTCATCGAAGTCCTCGACGATGTTGATGTGACCCTTCTGCTGCTCACCACAGTCCTGACAACGGTAGTCGAACGTGTACTCTGGTCCAAAAGTTTTGGTCCTGAGCGCAAGCAGCACCGCGAAGCGATCGACGAGGAGCAGTTCCTTCGACTTGATCCCCTCGGGGAGCTTGAGGCAGGTGGAAATGATGGAATCCACCTTTCCCACAATGCCCCCGCCTTGCTGCATGAGCTTCGCCTGTTCGCGCGCTCGCAGGGGTCGAATCTGAACGATTCCGTCGGGAAGGCGTCCCTGATAGAGCTGCCCACGGGACGGAAGCGTGTAGCTATTCCAGCCTAGTTCGGTCATGTCGAAACTCCTGCGGTGTCAGGAGGGATGGTTAGGTTATCGGATCTCTGGACACCGGGTCCAGAGATTGCGGTCAGGGGGCACTAGCCCGTCGCCGACAGGTTGGACGGGATGTAAACGGCCTTGTCGATCGTGATGGTCGCGGTGATGCGCACGCGGTCTTCGCCTTCCATGTCAGCGTCGCCCGGGTCGTAGTTGCTGATCCACGCGCCCTGAATCTCCCACTCGCGGTCGAACGTACCTTGAGGACCGTACAGGGTCAGGCGACCGTTTTTCTTGTAGTCCCTCGCCAAGGCGGTCTTGCCGCTGAGCGGGTTGTGCGCCAGGTAGAACCAGTTGGCGAGGACGGTCGCCGTCTCCTGATCCACGTAGTCGTTGAAGATCATCGGGACATCCTCGTAGACCACCGTACCGGCGAACTTCCGCGTCTGATTGAGGTAGCGAACCTCAATCGGAGTGATGCTCATCTTCGGTAGCGGACCCGAAGTGAACGACAACGTGATGACATCGTTGTCGTTACCCGCCAGACCCGTGACGGTGAAGAGGATGTTATTAGTCCGCTGCGGCTCGAAGCCGCCGCCGACCTGACCGATATGGTCAGCATTCAGAGTGTCGAGGGGCATGGTAAATCTCCTGGCTCAAGGAGGTGTAGGTTGATTCGAGAATCAGGCGTTGATAATGGACAGAGATCCCGCGCCGATAGCCTCAAGCACGAAGCCGAGAACGAGCGTTTCCGCCGCGCCGATGGGCTTGATGAATATCCGAGCATTGACGGTCTTCTGCGCTTGCGCCTCAGGCGGGTTCGTGTCGGCGTTCGACACGACCGTCGCACCGGGCTCGATCGCACGCACACCTACGAGAAAGTCGAGCAGGGGTTGAATCTTCTGCTCGACGTTCCTCCACGTCTGCGGATCGTTGGGCTCGAACTGAATGTCGCGCGTGACCTCAACGGATGCCCGCTTGAGTTCGAGCATACCGCGACGAATGTGAACGGCATCGGTGGGGCCGGGCGTCCTCTGGAGTGTCTCGTTGCCGAAGATCTGTACGCCCTGTCCACCACTGAACTCCACGATCGGGTTCACGGCGTTCGAGCCACCGAGCAACAGGTTACGCTGCGTGAGATCAGGCGAAAACTCAACCGTGAGGGCGTCGATCTTGCCGCGCTGCGCGCCCGCGACTGCCCGCCACGAGTGACCTACCTGACGGTCCGCGAGCGCGTACTGAGCGAGCACGAAGGCGCTGGGAGGCAGCTTGACATTCTGTTGGAGGTACTGGCTCGCCGTCGTAGGGTGGCTCCAGTAGATGACCGCGTATGAGCTGTCGAGCTGAGCGACCGGGGCGCTGGGCAGCACTGACAAGCCGTTGTGCCAGTCGGCTACTTCTTGAACGGTGAGATTCGGCGGTGGATCGACGACGTATAGCGCGTCCTGTCGTGTCTCGCACACGTCGATGCCCTCCAGGATCACGGCGTTGGTCGTGATGCCCGGGATCGCCAGCAGATTGAACTGAACAGACTCGGAGTTGCGAAGCGACTGGAGGCCCGTCGCAGATGTGCCGGTCGAGGTGCCGATATAGTCGGCGTCGTCGAGCGCACTGATCCCGTCTGTGCCCGCCTGCGTGGTGCCGAGCGCGAGCGTACCCGCCACCGGCGTCTGGTCAATCGTAACCGTGACGTTGACGTAGCGGCTCGGGTTCGACTGGTTGACGACGCCCGTGTTCACCAGCGTCTCGATGAAGTTGGCGTCTGTGCTCGTGGTCGAGAGGTTGAAGAACGTCTCGACGACTTGGAACGCGCCGCTGGTCCCGACAGGAGCGATCACGTCCATGTCGAACGCGCCCGCAGCCGCGCCCGAGATCTGTGTCGCCCGGAACACGACCGAGACCGAGTTGCCCCATGTGCCGGGCGTGATGGCCGTGACGGTCATGCCAACCAGCGACCCAGCGGCGACGCCGGAGCCCATGCCAGCGAGCGTCTGCACGCCCGCGATATCGGTGCCGGTGATCGTGACGTTCCCGACCGCACCGTTGGCGACGATGTTCGAGAGCGAGACGATCGAGCCCGCTCCGGGAGCAGCCGTGACCGCGAAGGCGTTGTTGTTGATGGCTTGGCGCAGGTTCTCGACCGTGATCGCCGTGGTGGAACCGACGGCGACCGCGACGTTACCGACGCCGACGCCCGCGTCCGTGCCGCCCGCCATACCAGTGTGGGCGACGTTCGTGGGCGTACCCGTGATCGCCACGTTGCCCGCCGTACCCGCAGCGTCGTTGGTGAGGTCAATAACCAGCGCGCCATTAGCGACGGCCGTGACCGCGAAGGAGGCTACGCCTTGAATCGCAGCGATCAGAAAGTCGCGGGTCTCTTGGCCGTCCACACCGATGCGGACCGGGATGTTGCCGCCGCCAGCCGTGAGATCGTCGCCGCCCAACATGCCGGTCGAGCTAAGGTTAGTCGAGACGTTGACCTGCTCGACGATCGCCACGTTGCCCGCCACACCCACGTTGTCGTTCGTGATCGCAACGGTCGTACCGAGCGTCGGGTTGTCGGCCGTGATGTTGAACGTGAAAGCCGCGTTATTGATGGCCGCTTGCAGGTTGTTGAGCGTATCGGAGAGCGTCGCGCCAATGACGACTTGTCGGAGCGTCTGGGTTTCGACCACCGAGCTGTTATTGTCGAACTCGAAGTCCACGATGTTCGTGCCGTCCGAAATGCGCCACGTATCAGCGTCGGAAGGCTGACCTCCGAGGACGAGCGTACCGGCCGCTTCGTTCGCAGTGTCGAACTCGAAGACGACGGCTGGGTTCACGCCGTCGTCGATCGTGAGCGTCTCGGTGGCGACCGGCAGGCCCGAGAACGTGATGTCGCCCGTCGCGGCCGTTGCCACATCGAACTCGAACGTCACCGCCGGTAGCACGCCGTCAGAAATCACCACGTTGTCGGCGTCGTTCGGCTGACCCGAAAGCGCGATCGAACCAGTAGCCGCGATGCCCTCGGGTCCTGTGGACTCCACGGTCGCGGCCAATTCAGTCCCGTCAGCAACGCGCAGAAAGAACATCTGCGTGCCTTGCTTGAGATACTCGATCGCCGATAGCAAACCGAAGTCGCTTGCGAACGGTTGCCCAAACTCACGGATCAGGTCGGTCTCGTTTTGAAGAAGCAACGGAGAGCCCACCGGGCCTTTCGTCGCTCCGCCGACGATCACCGGCAGCGTAACCCCCAGTGTGGGGTTGGTCTTGATGAACGTGAGTTCGTTGGTGATGATTCCGGGGCTCTGTGCCATGACGTGTCCTCGTGTGCTTTACCGATGCGGGTCGATCGAGATCTGGCCCTGGCTGAGTAGGCGACGCGCGTAGTCGGTGAGGCAATCTTCGGCTACCTCTACCGTGGCGTTCGCGCCCATCCTGAGCGACTTCTTGGTTCCGTCATCGTTGAGGACGGGCAGGAAGAGGAGGGTCCCACTTCGGTTGCGAAGCGGCAGGAGTCGCACGCGCAGAGCGCCCTTCGATGAAGGGGCAGGCCGCGCGGCAGTCCGGGGGGTCGAGACCGCGCTCTTCTTGCCCTTACGGCGCGAAGGACGTGTGCTCTCGGTGGGCTCGGGAACCTCGTCCCCTTGCTCGGCGTAATCTCCGTCGTTCATGGTCGTAGTCTAGGTGGCGAGGGTAGGGGATGTCTACAGGCGGGAGTCAAGCCTCCGCGTCCGCTTTCGGAGCCACGTACCGAAACGAACACGGGCACTCCGCGAGGTGGTGGTCAAGGTGCTGGAACTTGCCGAGGAAGGGGGCTTTCTGGCCCTGGTACTCCGACAGCGTGCGAATGAGCGTCACGGCCATCTGGAGATCTCGGTAGCTCCACGACGGAGCCTCCTTGCCCTCCGCGCCGTCAACGATCCTAGAGCGGGTGCGGCCGTACCACGCCGCTAGGAGCCGCGTGAAGTCCTGCCCCTTGCAGATGCACCGCTTGGCGTCCACTAGACCTCCGTGCCGTCCCAAAAGCCCTTGTACTCCTGCACGTACACGAGCAAGGGGTTCAGAGCATCGTCCACCGTGACGGTGACGGAGCCGCCCCCGAAGGGCGTAGCGAGAATGCCAACGAAGCCCGCGCTCTGGTCGGCAGGATTCACGGTGTAGATCTCGCCGTTCACGTCGATGGTGCCAGAGCCCGTCGGGGTGCCAAACTGAATGACCGCGAGGTGCGTACGCGCGGCCATGAGACTATTCCACTGGTAGACCGTCACACCGCCCCCGGGCGTCGCGCTATCGGGCAGCGTCTTGACGGCGGGCGAGCGAACGTGGCGCATGTTGATCTGCGACACGTCCACCTGTTCGAGCTGCGCGGTGCCGGTGCCGAGCACGCTCATCGAGAAGACCGACTGATCCGTGAGCGCAAAGAATTGTCCGTGTGTCCAGTTGACAGCGAGCGGCATCGCCTGCCGGTAGGTATTGGTAAACGAATTTCCGACTCCCGCCGCCTTCTGCGCGAGTAGCATCTCGACCGAGCCTGTGGACTTATAGTCGAATGCCGTCGTGATTACGGCGAGGCTATCCGCGTCGAGCGTGATGGTGCGATTCGAGATCAGCACCTCATCCGTCACGTCCTTCACGACGATCCGCAGCGTCGGATGCGGCGCAATACCGAGCGGCGACCTACTTCCCCGACGCACCGTCGCGTTGCCCGTCTTGGGCCATTGCGTCTTGATCTGAGCGTCGCTCAAGAAGAACGAGAACATATTGAGCCCGAGAGGACTCGGCGCGATCGTCGTCGGGTCGGTGGCGAAGTCGCCGGGATCCAACTCGATGCCAAGCGCAGCGCCCGGCATGAACACCACCTCCTCCAAGTTGAATCCATCAACTGTTTGGATCTGACCCGCGCTGTATCCGGGCTGTCCGGGGTCCACGCCATCCGGAGGATCCGGCCTCTTGAAATGCCACATCTTGAGCGTGAACGAATACTCCTGACGGAGCATCCGCGCGTCATCGCTGCCTTCAAGCTGGCTCTGGTCCGTGATCGTATCGAGGCTCATCGCTTGGTTGATGATGCCCCACGGGTCTGCGTGCCGGACTGGAAGAAACAGCTCACCTTCGGTGCCGCCCACTACGCCGACCTGACTCATCACCCACTCACGGATGAACGCCATCGTGGCGCGCTTGATGCCCCACACGGTCACGCGGTAGCTAATCTCCCACGCGCCCGGCCAGCGTTGCGTCTGATACGCCTGATTGGTCTCGTCGAAACACTGCTTTCGGAACACCTTCGGCACGCCCGAGTCTTGCGGGTTCTGTCCCGGCTCCTCTCGCGTGACCGTGATAAGAGGCAGGGGCAGGACACCAAAATCTTCCCCCGCCTTTGTGCGGAGTACCTCAGCGTTCGCCGCCTGTGCGGTAGCATCCGCCCCTGCGAGCCATCCGCTCATCACCAGCTCATCCACCACGCGCGCGACAGCGCGCTGAGGCGTTGCGAACACCTTGAGGATGGGAAAATCATTGCGGTCGATCGCCGAAAACGGAGAGTTCACGTTGTCTTCGATCCCGAGCCCGAGCGCTCCGTAGTCCACATGCAGCGCATCCCAGAACGAGAAGAAGGCCGCATCGTGCTGTCGGATCGTATCCTCGTACGAATGTCCAAGTCGATCAGCCACGGTGACCACCTCTTCCGTTGAGCACTGACTTCACGGCCTGCACGTCGAACATGGGGAACAGGCTGTTGTAGAAGGGAGCGACTTCAAGCACGGGCTCAGCACGTCCCGGCACACCTTCCGTGTAGCCGATCGGCTGACCGTGCACGCGCTCGGTCAGGTACACGCGCGAGGGGATCTCGGTGCGGCGGCCCCAATGCTCACGCACCGAGATCTCGGGCTCGACCACGACACGCTTGCCGCCGAGCAATACGACGAGGCAGTGTTGCGCGCGGCCATAGTCGTCCTCTTCCAGATCCTCGGGGTCGAACTCCAACTCCAACGAGAAGATCTTGCGGGCGAGGAAATCGAAGTCGAGTTCGAGCAGGATCTCCACTCGGTCGATCGAATGGATCTTGAGGGTCTTGCCCTGAAATATGCGTGCGACGGTCTGCATCACGAGCCCAGCCTCTTCGACTCACAGTTGAGAACACGAAACAGACGGATATTCGAATTCTTCCACCAGCCGCCCCCGGCGTTCTGATACACGTCGTACTCCTGCCCGTCCCAGATGAACTTGTCACCTTCCTTGACCCGGAACCCGCAAGCATCGAGGACGCTCGCAGGGATGACGGCGATGATGTCGCGCACGTCGTCGAAGCCGTACAGCTCCAACGCGCGCTTCTTGTCCACCTCGCGCTTGATCTGCGCATGGATCTTGACGGGTGCCTGGAAACCCTCCGCCTCCGTCGTCGCGTCGAGGGTGCCGCTGAGGTGCGGTTGGTCCCACTGGTCCACGTCGGCCATCTGCCGATCGACGCTCTCACCCCACAGGCGATCGAAGCCACCTGCCGCCGGGTCGGTCGGCGACACAGGTGCAGCGATCTCTGGGTTGCGTGTGTCGGGCGTCGCGTCTGCGATGCCAATATTCTGCAAGCGCGGGTAGTAGTCGATCTCAGGGAAGTACCGCTTCCACCGCTCTTCAATGAGCCTGATCTGAGTATGTAGGTCGCGCCCAAACGCCTTCGGGAACTCGGTGCCCTGCGTGTACTTCGGGGGCAGGTAGGGAGCATTTACTGTGCTTGACATCTATCGGACCCCCACGGCGAGCTTCTTGAGCCTGCGGTCATGCTCGATTACCCGCAACGTCGTCCTGACCAACTCCTTGCGCTTCGCCGGTGCTGCCTTCTTCACAGTGTCACGGTGGGGCCGCCAGTGCGGGCGTGCCGGAACATGCGCCTTGATGCTGCCCAACTCCTGCACGAGCGCCACGTCGTCGAGCAGGATTGACACGATGCGGTTCTTGAGGTCGCGCGCTTGAATGCGTGGGTGGAAGCCTACGCGAATGACCCACTTCTTCTGCTTGCGGTCGTACTTCTTGAAGACCTTGATCGAGCGCGTGTAGTGCCCGGTGGCGATCATCGTACGCTCGTCCGCGTCCGCCGCCTCCTTGCGCGCGAGCCACTGCGGGGAGAGGTTCGTGTTGCTCTCCGGGTACAGGATGATCTGGAAGGAGGCGAACGCTTGGTTTTCGATCAGCCCCACGAACTCATCGCGGATCTCCTCAGCCCACAGCTCCAGCTCATCCACCACAGTCTCGGTGATGACCTCCTTGACGCGCTTGAACAGCAGTTTCGCGTCGGGAATCTTGGGGGCTTTGGGCTTGCGCTTCGGCATGGTCCATCACTCGGGCGACGTGGGCGACAAGGGCGCGCGACGACGCTCCATCTCTTCGCGGATTGAGCCGATGTCCTCGCTGCCTTCCTGGAGGAGTGCAGCGCCGTCGATCTCGTCCACTCCGCCTTCGGGGTTCACGGTGCCGCCGTGCTTCACGCGGATGCGGCCGAGGATCACCTTCGACACCGCCGTCATGTAGCGCAGCAGTATCTCCACGTCGCCGCTCGGGATGAGTTGCATCCCGTTGTCGCTGTTGTTGTCGGGCGCGTAGTAGACGCTGTACTCCATGCCGACCAAGATGTGCGAGCGCGGGATGCTCAGGTAGAGAATCAGCTCCGGGCCTTCCCAAAGTGCATCCCAATCCGGCTCCGAGTCCACGATGCGCGCCGCGTCCTCAGTGTACATGAGGCGTTGCGCGATCTCGCCGTATGTCTCACCCGAGCCGCTGCCTAACGTCACGCCCGCGAGCGCGGTGTCAAACGGGTCGAACGGATCGACCTGCGCGGGCTGCGTGCGGCGCGTGATGAACTGCACATCCACGACGCCCGCGATTCCCGGGAAGTTCGTCGCGCCCGCGCTGTCCACGAGCACGTAGCGGTTCTGCTGCGTCGTGACCTGCACACCCGCGCGGCGCTTGGCCGGTCGGATCTGGTTGTACAGCTCGATCGCCTCCCGGATCGCCTCGTCGATGTCGTCGTCTTCCAGCTCGATAAACACGCCCGACGAACCGAGACGAATCTCGATCCGCTTCTTGATGTTCTTGGCGGTCAGAGCAGTATTCGGCATCTAGCTAGTCCTTGGCGACGGAGCCCTTGCGTGCGCGCTGCTTCAACGTCTTCGACACCGACGGGATAGGATCGCGCTCCTCGTCAGTGTCCTCGTCGTACGAAGGATCATAGTCGTACTCGTCGCCTGACAGAACGTCGTCGATCGTGGTCGCGTTGGGTGACTCCGCGAACAGCGTCTTCATGTTCTCGCGGATGTGCGGAAGACTCTGCGGAGTGATGCCGGGTATCTTGAGCATCACCGTGTCGTTCAGTGCGATGAACTCATCGAGCGTCGTGATGTGCATCCGCTCCAACCACGCGACGATGCCGTCCTTGATCTGCGGGTTCTTGACGTTGACCGGATCGGCGTCGGCGAACCGCGTGCGGTTCTCGGGCGTGTCGTCGAGCAACTCGATCGTGCCGTTTGGCAACGTGCGCTTGATCTTGCCGTCGGCCGTCAGTACGTCCGCCGCAATACGATAGACACCCATGCGCGCCGCCACAGCGACGCCAGGAGCCTGAGAGACCAGCGGAACGCCACCCAGCTCCACCAGCACGCCGTCCTCGCGCCGCGCGCGAAGCGCCGGAAACTCTTCGATCCCGAAGGCGGCGGGGATGGGAAACGGAAACAATGGTCCCGCTTGGGACACGTACCTCCCCCAGAACTCACCTTCGAGCACGTAGAGCGCGTCCTTCTTGAAAGTCGAGGGGTGCAAGCTCTCGGAGAAGGGCATCACGATGAGGCGCTCTCCTTCCGGTCCAACGATCTGCGTCCGGGACTTGCCGAGGTTGACGAACCGTTGGGTTGCCGTAGTGGTCATCTGAACTCCTTGAGGGCTGAGGCGCGCGTTGTCGCGCCAGTTGAGGTCAGTGTAAACCGAGAAAAGGCTTCGGTCTACACGCGCCTAACGAGGGCACAGAGTAGGCTTCTAGGAATAAGGAAAAACATCCCCTGCGCGTTGAAAAATAACTATCGCACCGTACTGACGCTGGCTGGTCGGCGATTGGAAGATCAAAGGGTACGAGCCGAGCGCGCTGTAATCGCTACGGCTTCGAGCTGCGCTTGTCGTTCAGCTCGGCGAGCTGACTCGGCGTGAAGTGCCACCCGTAGAACTTCGCCGGTGGCGTCACAGACGGAATGCTCGGGCGCTGCTCCATCGCAGTGATGGGGTCGGTGCCTCGATCCATCTTGCGGAACGCGCCGTCCATCGACTGCCGGTGACCGGGCGGATGCAAGTAGCCCTTGTACCGCTTGTCCGTCATCTCGTCTTCCCACCCCTCTGCGACCAGACGCAGCGCGTCCTCGGGATGAAGTCCGCCGCAGAACGAACAAGCGCGCGGCGTCCAGCTCCACGGGAACTCGCTCCATCGGTTGTCGCGCCACTCGTCGTGGTCCACGAGGTCTTGCGCGCCCACGAGCCCGTGCGTAGCGCGACTCGGGCAGGTCTGCTTCTCCGTCACGTCCAGTCTCCTCGTTGCATCCGACGGTGGAACAGCACCATCGCGCCAGCTTGGTCGCTGAACAGCGAACGCCTAGAAGGGGACATGAAGATTGTCACGCGCTCCGCGTCCTCGGGCGGCACGATCTCGCCGTGGTCTGGTCCAAACACGTACACGGCCTTCTCGGGGTGCTGGTAGTCGTCGAGTAGCGTAGCGCCTTGCGCAGCCTTGTCCACGACGACGTAGACGGGCGTGTGGTCCGGGTATAGGGTCAGCACCTTCTCGATCACGCCGTCGCTCGTGTAGGCGTTCTTGACCGGGTGACAAGTCACGCCGTCCATCGCGCGCAGGAGCGTAGGCCAACGATTCGTCGTGTGGGGCGTCTCACCGATGAAGAAGATCACGGCGGTCATGCACTCAGGCTACGAAGAAGCCCCACCCCCTGTGAAGAGAGCAGGGCTCCCGGGAGAGAGCCGCAGGGCATCTTCAAACCCTACGGACAGTAAGGATCAGGTAGTGATGAGGTCAATCCTCGCGTACATGTCCGGGTTGACCATCTTGGTCGCGTAGCGAGATGCTAGGCCGCGCTGCGTGAGGAAGTCCGCCGTCTCCAGGGGGGAGGTCGTGTACATGAGCTGATACGGAGCCCACACGAACCCAGCCTCAAAAAAGTTGGCACCCTTGAATCCCATGAGCATGTTGCCCACGGTCTGCGCACCCGGCTCTTTGTCCAGGTGCAGGTCCTTGTAGACCCGGTAGCGGTTCAGGAGCGTCCCGATGAAGTGCAGGCCGTGCACGCTCGGGGGCATCGGAGCCGCGACGAACAGCGAGGCGGGCAAGGACTCGATGAGGTTGGCGAACCCCTCGTCCACGACCAGCCAGTTGCCGTAGCCCTTCTGCGTCCGAGCCCAGATGGAGTTGGACGCGCTGTTGATGTTGAAGATGATGTCGCGGAAGTGCTCCTGTTGGGAGATACCGGACGGCACCTTGAGGTCGAACGTCGAGGCGACGGGGCTCACCTGCCAGACTTCCGCGATGACCTGACGAGCGATCTCGTAGTTCATCTGCTCGGCAGCACCGGCGACGAGGTTGGGCTCCAAGGAGACGCCGAATTCGGACATCACGTCCTGCATCGCTTCCTTCGAGTAGTTGATCTTGAGCGCGCGCCGTTCGGTCTGAACGGTGTTCGTCACGATCTGGATGTCCACCTGCGGGATCATCGTCGAACCCTCGGAGTCCCAACGGTAGGTGGCCGAGTTGGTGGCCGCCGTCGTGAAGGTCTCCAGGTTGATCGTGATGGTCCACGCACCCGTCTGGTAGTCGATCGAGCTGGCCGTGATGGTCACGCCGCCGCCCGCGATGAAAGCACCGTTGCCGTTGTCCACGAACGTCACGTTGGCCGTGCCGGTCGTGATCTGTAGCGTCAGCGCCACGGTGCCGGGACGGATGCCCCCGCCGTCGTGGAACGCCAGCGTGCCAGCGTTGGTTCCCGCCGCCGAGCCGAGGGCCGGGATCGCTTCGCCGTTGACGACTTCGTTCGAGAAGTCGATGTCACGGGTCTGCTTACCTGTGTTGGCGTCGAAGAGCTTTTGACCTTGGGTGAACTGACCCTTGCTGGTGCCGACGATCCAGTTCCAGTACACGATCGTCGCAGTGCGGCGGGTCGTGGGCTGGACGGAGACCAGCTCGTTGATGGGGTTGGTCGGGAACCCGGCCCGAATGATCGGGAACAGGTAGTCCGAGAACCCGCCGACGAGCGCGGACCGAGTGGTCTCGTCGAGGCTCACGCGGCCTTCGACGACCGCGCGCGGGAGGCCACGGGCCATCTCACGCTTGGCGTTCTCCAGGAGGATGCAGGTCTGCGCACGGAGGATCGGATCCTCGATGCTCATGTCGGCCTCGTCGGTCGCCATGAAGTATTCGGCCCAGCCGCCTTCGGCCTCGGGCGTCTCGGCGAGCCTTGCGCCCGCCTCCAGGATCCCTTCGTAGATCCCTTGATTCGAGAGAAGCATAGTAGTGTTTGTCCTTGTGGTTGCGCCCCGAGGGGCGACACGGTTACTTCTTGAAGCCGGGCATCTTGGCGACGATCCGAGCCCCGGAGGACTCCGCGATCGCACGCACAGGCTTCGACCGCTTCACGCGAGTCTCGACCAGTGATACACCGACGGGTAGAGCGGTCCGCGCGGTTCGCTTTGGCTTGGTCGGCTTCACCGGCTCCTCCGTCTCTTCGACGAGAGCGGGTTTGGCGACGACCGGGGCGAGACGTTCTGCAAGGGTGCGGACCTGCTCGACCGACTCCACGCTCTCCATGAGATCGCGGAAGCGTTCCAGCTCAGGTTCCTCGCTGATTGCCTCGTCCGCCGCAGCGGCCACATCCCCGGTGTTACGTCCCGGGGTCTCCGCCAGAAGCTCGCGTGCAAGGTCACGCTCGACTCGTAGTTGAGCCAGCTCCCCTTCCACCGCAGCCAGTCGTTCCGTCTGCGCATCGCGCTCGGACTCGACAGCTTCCAGTTGATCCCGCAGCTCGATGGTCTCGCTGACAGAATCGCTCACCTGCTCTTGCAGGTCTTCAACGGTTGCCAAGAGGTTACCACTCTCACTGTTCTCGTCGTCCCCGCTTGCGAGGGCTTCGTCGATCGCCGCGTCGATGTCTCCGCCTTGTGACAGTTCACGCGCGCGCTCGACGGCGGCGTGGATCTTCGACCAGCCTGCGTCCTGGAAGAGAATGGCTTGCAGATCCATCTCGTCGAGGTCAGCGAGGTCAGCGAGGATGTCTTGGCGAAGCACGACGGACTCCGAGATGCCGTCAGCTTCGGTCTCGACCAGTTCGGTCAGGTGTTCGAGGGCTTGGCTTCCCTCTTCCGACAGGACAGGTGCGTCCTCGTCGATGTTCTCGTTGCGCGTCTTCCCGTATCCAAGCACGAGCTTCGGGTGCGCGCCCGGCGTGCTGGGGGAAGCAACCGCGTCCCACGTCTTGAGCGTGTAGTCGTCCTCGGACACTTGGCCGTCGTCGCCGACCGTGCCGGTTCCGCGCGAGCTGACGCCCCACTTGACGCCCTTGCGGGTCAGCTCTTGGAGGATCATGCCGCCCGGAGTGTCGAGCAGCTCAAACTGGTTCCACACCACGCCGTCTTCGCGCAGCTCGGCTTTCGTGGTCAGAATCGCAGCGTTGTTGAGGTCGGTGCGACCGTCCTTCGGGTGCTCCAGGTGGCCGACCATCTGACGCTCAGTGATCGCCTGCTGCACGTAGCTCTTCTTGTCAGCAACGAGTTTCTCCCAGATCTTGCGGCTGTAGGTACGCTGGTTCGCGTTCTTCACGTCCGAGCGTTGACCCGGACCTTCCACGACCCACCGGCCGCCCTTCGGCATCTTGACCGTCGTGCCGTTGACCTGACGCTCTTCCAGATCCAGATCTTCGTAGCTCTCGACGATCTTCTTGTTCTCCGACTCGTCGATCGCGTCGGTCGCGCCGTACGCGAACCACACCTTGTCGCCCTGCACGACGTACGCGCGCTCAGGAATAAAGACACTGGAGCCCTCGCAGCCTTCTTCGATCCAGCCTTCACAGAGAAGGCGGAGATCAGATTCGTCGGCGGAGCCCGTGGGTCCAGTTTTTTTGGTCTTCGTCTTCATCGAACTTGAGCCCTTTTTCGGCATCTTTGGGAACGATCGAAAGCACGCGGTCTTCGACTAGCTCGCCCAAGGTCGGAATGTACTGAGCCATGCCCAGCTCCCGAGCGATGTCGATCGTGCGGTCGATCATCTCCGGCTGGAGAGGGCCTCCATTGACGGCGTTCGTGTGGGTGCGGAAGAGCATCTGTAGTGCAGAAACTTCATCGCCCAGATCGTAAGTGCTGTGATCTCCGTCGTCTACATGCAAGATAAAGGCGTCATCGACCCGAGAAAACTCCAGGACGAAGAACGCGCCCGGCAGGACTTCGGGCACGGGGGCCTGTCCTTTGCGGGTGGCGAACATCACCGCGAGAGCGTCTGCACCTCGCCGTCCTCCCACTCCAGGTAGGCGGCGTTGTCGTCCACCTCCACGACGGTCGCGGTGCGTTCCCCGATCGTCAGCGTGTCGCCGACCTCCGGGACCTCGCCGGGGGCGAGCGCCAGCTCTTCTTCGGCAGCCACCTCTGGCTTCTCGGCACCGCAGCTCGGGCACGCCTTCGGATAGCGTCCGGGGTAACGAGGCAACGGAAATCCGCAGTCCTTGCACATCGAGTGCACGCTCCCGCGCGAGAGAGCGTTCTTTAGGCCCTGAGTCATCCCGGTCTTCGCCACGGTCGTTCTCCTAGATGATGCCTTCGCGGGCGCGGATGACGAGCGTGCCGTTGTAGTGCGCGAGCGTCAGCTCGCCGAATGGCTGACCTGCATCGGCACCGCCGGACATGCCGGTCGCGGTCGTGTTGGTGGCAGCCTCAGTGATGAGCACGTTCCCCACCTCACCGAAGCGATCGTTGACCAGATCCATCGAGTCAGCCGCGCCCGCCGACGCCGTGATGTCGATGATCGCGCCTGCGGTCGGCGTGTTGACCAACGCGATGAAGCTGGCAATCGTAGTGGCGGCGTCGATGCCGATCGCTACGTGCTGCAACGTGGGCGTGTCGGCACCCGCACCGAACTGATAGGTGATGGCCGGGTTCACGCCATCGTCGATGATGACCTGCTCGCCCGAGACCGGAAGGCCGGTGAGGTCCACGTTGCCGGTCGCTTGCGCGCTGCCCACCGGAGGTGCTTGGAATCGCAGGTAGTTGTCGTGCGTCTCGTTCCACTCGATCACGAACACAGCGACGCCTCCAGGCTGCACCACCACTGTACCTGCCGCAACATCCACACCGTCCACGCGGATCGGCATGTCGGCGTAGGCGTCGGGCGTGAGAGGCCCGACGGCTGGGTTGCGGGGGTCGAGCCCGTCGGAGTTGTTGTTGGCCGACTGATCGACCGACAGGGTAAAGTCAGCAGAGCCCGCGTTGCGCACGCAACAATGAAGCAAGATGCGTGACGGCGGATTCGGATTCGGCAGCGAGGGGTCGCCTCCCGTGCGTTCGAGCACGCCCTCACGTTTGACGATGCCGACCAACGGGTCGTTCAACTGCGTCGGCAGCAGATCGCGCCCGATCTGAAACTGTGTGTGTCGCGGGATGACTTCATAAAGCTGGCTTGCTGCGGGCATCGTCTTGCTCCGTGGTTCAGTGTCAGACCCCTCTTGATCTTAGGCGCTCCCGAGGGGACTCCCCCGGACCCAAAGGCCCGGGGGATGAGCACCAGCTTCTAGGCTGCTAGGCAGCCAATCCGATCAGACAGGCGTGAAGTCGGGGAATCCACGACCGTCGCGCGCGTCGGCCGAACGCCAAAGGTCCCACTTCTCGTCGCCGACGACTTGGAGCTGTCCGCGCGCGCCGCCGGAGGCGACCATGAGCACGAACGCATCCACGTCGGGACGGAGCAGAATAGTATGGCTGTTGTTCTGGCCGGGTCCGACCACAACGTCCACGACAGCTTCGAGGTTGTCGGCAGCGGTCGTGTCGGCGAATGTTCCGGGAAGACCCGTCCCCAGAACGGGGGCCACCTGGATCGAGTAGGTGATGGGTTGCTGGAGGCCAGTGTTCTCGAATCCCGGAGTTGCAGGGCGCGAGGAGACAGGGTTCTCGACGAGAAGCTCCAGCTTGCCGCCTGCGTTGTTACGCACGCGGAAGCCGAGGACGAGTCCCTCGGCGGACGGAGCGCCGAATTCGTAGACGGCGCGCAGGGCGGTTTGAGTTGACGGCATGGTTTAGCTCCTTGAGGAGTTTCTAGTTCGGGTTCGAGGGCTGGTGCCCCTGGTCGATCAGTAAGTCTAGGCGGTCACCTGGGCGGAGTCTACTGCCCCTTGTCAAGCCATGTTCCAGCCGTTTTCGACACGAAGGCCATGAACGGTGCGCGCATGGGCGAATCAAGAGGGAGTGCCTCCCTGAACCAATCCCACTCTCTTCGCTCCCAAGCTTCAAGAAGCGTGTGTCCGAGCCCTCGTGCATGGTGATGACCCGCCGTCCACGAGCGCGCTGCGTGCAGCGTCTCGCGCGCCAAGACCTCGTTGACCAGCTCTCCTTCGCGCACCTGCCACATAAGCTGGTCGATTCCCGACAAGAGGCCCTGCGGAGCGTCCTTGTGGTAACACGATCCCTTGGGGTGGAAGAAGGTCACATAGCTCGCCACCGGGTCGATGTACTCCATCACCGAACAAACGTCCCGTCCACGCCACGGATACGACGAGGACTCGGAGAGCTGCGACCCGACCTTCGAGTCGTGCGCGCCGACCACGAAGTAGGCGATGAACTCAGGCCAGTTGAGCGACGTATAGCCGAGCGACTCGCGGTGCTCAACCAGATCGGTGCGCGCGCACTCAACGAGACGCGGGTGCGTGACCGCGCGCGCGAGGGTCTTGAACGGATTGTCGCCTTCGACTCTACGGATCAGCGCAGTCTTGACCGACGCCCCTCCATCACCGAACGCGCGGTCGAAGCGGAAGTCGATGCGATGTGTGCGCGTGTACTCCTCGACGAAGCGTGCCGCCTTCATGGCGCTCATCCCATACTCCCACTTCCACGCACCGAAGTTGAGTCGCTCGTACAGGCGCTCGGGCTCCAACCGCAGGAGCGTCACCCACGGGTCTTCATCGACCTCGCCCGCCTTGCGTCCTGACTGGTACGCCGCCTCCGCCCACGTCTTGCCTGCGTCGCCGCCGTGCAGACCCCACGAGCGCATGAGCGGACTGTTGTGCGCGCCGTGCCGGAGCTGGAGAGAGTCAGCATACGTCCGTTCGTTGACGGTGAAGAAACGACGCATCCGCTGCACGGTATCGAACTCGACAGAGGTATCGTTCACGAGACGCTCCGCAACCGACGCTCCACCGACGCCGTTGACGGGCGTGCGTCGGTGGAGCTTGAGAGCGCGTTGCGCTTGCTCGCGTACTGCGCGCGGGACGGTCGGCATGTCGAAAGACTAGCGTTCGCTGCCGCCGCCTTGTAGTACGCCGCGTGCCTTGCGGTCCGCCAGCTTCTCCAGGTTGGCGCGCATCACCATGTCGAGCGAGAGATCGGTGCTCACGCACGCCTCTTGGACCCAGAACATGACGTGACTGAGCGCGGTGCGGATGTTCGTGCGGATCACGCGGCCCTGGTCGATCACATCGCACCACACCACGCCGTCTTCAAGAACGTGCGGCATGACGTACAGCGCGAAGTCGCCGACCTTCGCGGTCGCGCTGTGCAGCCGTGCAGTCGCGTAGTTGATGCCGATCGCAGTGCCGCGCCCCACGTAGTTGAGCTGCTCAGGGTAGTTGAGCGGATCACGGATCACGGCGTCGCCTAAATGGAACCGCGCCTCGAACGCAACGGCCGATGCGTACCAGCACACGTCTCCCAGCTCCTTCTGGAACTTGCCTCGACGTTCGTTCGTGAGCTGGCCTCCGTCGTCGCGCAAGAGCTTCTTTCCGTGCTCACACACCTCACCGGCTTCGCCGCGCAGTCCTTGCGTCGCGTACAGGAGACCGAGTTTCATTCCTCGGCCGGGGTAGATAGCAGAGCTGGCAGCCGCTTCCGCGTATTCGTTCCACTGGATCATAGGGTCCCTCGATGTAGGGGGGTCAGGTCTGGACGCTGGGTCCAGACGAAGAATGTGCCTTATTGGCGTCGAAAACGGGTCCTTGATGCGACCTCCCATCGTCCGGCCACTCCACCCACGGGAGACCTAACCAGTCGAAGAGGTCCCGACCAAGGCGTTCCGAATCCACAATCAGGCCCTCGTAGCTGACGCCGTACCAGCACGCATCCTCGCGCACGATAAGGCGCGCTACGTTGCGACGCATCGTATCATTATCGAGCGGGAAGGGTCCGCGCTTTTGTGTCTCCATGCGGAGCTGTAGCGACAGCTTACGCACCGCTTCGTTGCGCACAGGTATGACGAGCACCACGCGATCTCCCTCGGGGCGCTTGAGGTTCGGGCTCTCGTTGTCGCCGTGCCAGATCTGCACCGTCTCACGGTCCACGCCCTCGACGCTGTGCTCACCATCGCGCGCCGCCACGCCCCTGCGAACGTGCGTGTAAACAAGATGGTTGCCGCTGGAAGGCAGTCCTGCGATGAGGATCATGGTTCAGATTTCAGGGGTCAGGGTCTTCCACTTGGCGTTTGCACCGTGGACTTGTTCAGCCCATCTACGACGGATCGTGTCGCAGTGCTCAGGGTCGATCTCGACCGCGTAGCAGACGCGCTCACCCTCTTCGGCCACGCACAACGTCGTGCCCGAGCCAGCGAACGGATCGAGGATCAGGTCGCCCACGTCGGTCGCATCTTCGACCAGCTCGCGTACCAGCTCCACCGTTTTCTGCGCCGGGTGCAGCGGAGATTTGGACGGACGCTTCGTCTGGATCACGTTCGTCTTGGGCTCTCCGTAGTAGTCGATCTCGATGCCGTGCTTCGAGCCCCATAGGATCAGCTCGTACTGCGGGTGGTAATCACCGGGCGAGAGCGTGTGCGCGTTCTTGGCGCACACGAGCCAGCGGTGTAGGTCGCCGCCCTCGCGCTCGAACGCGCGCTGCACGACCGACAGCTCCTTGGCCGCCGTGAACAAATAGATCGAGCCCTTCGTGGCCTTGATGATCGCGGCGCAGAACTCGCGCACGAAGTCTTCCCACTCCTCGGGGCTCTGTTCGTCTCCCGAGATCTCCTCGCGCAGCTTGTCGTTACGGAACCACTTGCCGCTCGTGTACGCGAGGTTGTAGGGCGGGTCCGTGATCGTGACCGCTGCCTTCTTGCGCTTTAGCAGCGCCGGGATGCCCTCGTGGAAGTCGCCGCAGTAGAGGCGGTGCTCACCGAGCTTGTAGATGATCCCTGCCTCGGAGTCCGACGTCGCCTGCTTGCTAGTGAGCGAATCACCCGCCTTGGGGTTCAGGCTCGCCTGCACGCGACGCGCCTGCTCGCGCAGCTTGTTCCCCATCTCGTTGAAGCGCGTGAAGTTGGGCTTCGGCAGACGCTTCGCTATGCGGTCGAGATCTGGCAGCGCCTTCACTGGGTCGAACGTGCCTTGCGTCGCGTAGTTGTTGAGCGCGATGTTCGCCGCCATCTCCGCCACGTCGTCCATGCGCGTCACCACACAGTCGGCGTGCGTGTAGCCCTCTTCGAGCATCTCGCGCACGCGCTGGTGTCCGCCGATGATCCTGGGCGGGTCCTGGCTCACGTTGACGATCGGCAGCTCCAGGAGGCCGAGCGAGTCAAGCGACTCATTGAGGCCCGTGCGGGCCTCGGGCGTCATCATTCGCGGGTTGTAGTCCGCGAACTCCAGCTTGCGCAGGTCGAACTTCTCGACCTTCAATTCTGACTTGATCTGCGCCTTCGTCATGGTGCCTCCTCGATGTAGGAAGGGATTTCAGTATTCCGTTCCATCTTCGTCTTCGATGTCCACGTCGTCCACCTCCCCGTCCAATTCTTCCGAGTACAGCGCCTCGATGTCCTCATCGGCGTAGAAGCTCGTGAAGAGATTCAGCTCACGCTCTCCGACGGGCAACAGGATCGGGACGGCGAGCACGTAGCTGAACGCCTCGATCGTCTCCTGTGACACGTCGTCAGACAACACGGCGCGGACCGACACCCACTGCTCAGGAAGCGGAAGTGCAATCCACCCCCGCTCGCGCATGATCCGCAGCGTAGTCATCGGCAAAGGCTTGCCATGCAGGAGCGAGATCCGCAACTCAAAGAGGAGTTGCCAATCAACGGAGCTGTACTCCAGGGGGTTCACGGCTCGATCATCAGAGAAAGGCTCGCAGCGCCCAGACGACGCCCGCGATCACTACCGAGCAGTATAGGAAGCACCCGACGCAACACCAACGCGACCAAGGGCCTCGGTCAGCGTCGTCGTCGAGTTCATACTGGATCATCTGTCCTCATTTTCCGCCCACAGCGATCGCGGCGTGCAGTCGTAATCCTGACTACTTCCGTTCACGCCCCGAGCTTCCATCGCAGCGGCGAACTGCTGAGCGTTGTCGAACCCCACCCACACGCCATGCGTCATCTGCCCGTAGCAAGGATAGCCCCACTTCGGTCTGTCCTGACTAACTGTCGCGGTGTTGTGCCGATCGAACACCGTGTCTTGCAAATCGCCCGAACGAACCTCGAACGCTGCGGGCGGTCGTTTTGTCAGGAAACGCCGAGCCTTCGCCACCAGATCGTCGAGACCGCCGAAGCGACTTTCCTCGTAAAGCACAAGCTGTTGATGGAACGTGTAGTTAATGGGCTGCGTAAGCGGGTCCGACATGACCGCCGGGTTTGCAGCCCACGGAGCGCTACCAGCGTTCGTCATCCCATAGGCGTCGCTGAGCTTGCGCGTGAACGCACGCATAGCCACGTCGTAGGGCTCGGTGTCGAAGTACGGTCGGCACCACCTAAGCAATCGCAACAGGTGAGCGAGGCTTCGGTCGCCGCCGTTGCCCGGCCCGTTCGTGACCTCGATCTTCTTCCACAACGGGAATAGCAAGAAGTTGCCCTGGTCCTTACCCGGGTGATTGGGATCGAGCGAGTACGCCGTCTTGAAGTCCGTGAACACCATCTCCAAGCACGCCTCGCCCACGATGTCATAGGCGGCGAGCGCAGCGGCACCCGAAGTGCCTCGACTGAGATGCGATAAATCGTAGAACTTATAGGTAATCAGCTCGGACGCATACGGGCACCAGTCGTCCACGGTGTACCGATAGCCAGGAGGCTCGTGCGCGCTCGTACGGCCCATCCAATAGGAAACAAACGGAGAGAACGGCGTGTAGTCGGCGTTGAGCATCCAGATCGGACGCTGGAAGTCCAGCAGCATCTCGGCCTCACGGTTCGCCCGTCCCTCGGGGCACACGAGCCAGTCGTCCGGACCTCCGTGGAAGGGCGCGACCCCATAGCCGCCATGTGAATCGCTGAGAGAATGATCAGGCCAGAAGAAATTGTAGGGGCCGATGTCAACCGGCTTTCCGTTGTGCCGCTGGAACGGGAACGCCGTCCGCTTAGCAGTATCTTTCGCAGCCTTGGAGGCTGCCCACTGAGGGAGCGCCGGGTCGGTCGGCAGATACGTCCATCCGCCCAGCACATCCGCGTCCGGCCCAACGCTGAGCCTGCGGAAGATCGCAAAGCGCGGCGGGATGACGTTTCGACCTCGGATGTCGGCCAGCAGCTCATGCCCCACTGTCACGCGGTAGTGCTCGAAGTAAGCGGGACCAACCCCGTAGAGCCCATTGATCGCCGCCACGGTGACGCGCGTGGCATCGAGTCCCTCGACCTGCTCGAACCATACGATGAACTGCGTCTGCTCAACCGTCTGCGCGGCCTTACAAAAGCGTCGTCCCTCACGAGCCTCCCACTGCACGGGTGCTATGGTGAACGGCACCGGATCGTCGGCACGGCTGTCGTACACGAGCGACACCGTGGGTGCGACGGGCCAGCCACCGATAGGCGGCACAACCGGAGGCTCAACCGGCGGCACAACCGGAGGCTCAACCGGAGGCTCCTGCGGATGATAGCGGGACATCGCCTCTTCGAGTGCCGACACCCGCGCCTCAAGCTTGCGTATGTACCGACTCAGTGAGTCGGTCGGATCAGTATCGGTGGACTGCGCCACCACTAACGGTGCTGCGAACAGCAGCACGAGCAAACAAAGCGTCCTCTTCAACGCACATACCTCAAAACAAGAGTGGCGACCGGCAAGTTCCGGTCGTCGTGCTATTCGCTGCGGGCGCGCGCCTTGAGACCGCGATACGTGCCCCCCGACAAGACTGTCTTCCCGTTGTGCGGGAGATGAATAGCGAGTGCTTGCCTCAGCTCGTCGTTCTCGTGCAGCGTCGCTTCATGCTCAGCCAACAAGTCCCACCCGGTTGACGAACGCAGGTAGCACGTCTTTGAGTGGTAGGAATTCCGATGGCAAAGGGGACACGGCTCGCCCTGCTTGAAGAACCGCATGTCAACGAAGTTCTCGATCGACTGCACGCGCGCCTGCGTCGCTTCTGTGGAGAGCAACGCCTCTTCTATCCGATTCACGACTCCTGCTACTGGCTCCAACTGCTCGTCTGACAACGGCAATTCAGAGAGTAAATGTCGTAGGACGTGAATGTCGTTCAACCAAGTGCCTCCGTCTTCTTTCTCCAATCGGCGCTCGGCCCGTAAACGAAACGAGTCCAACGATTTCGTATGCGGTCCATCTCGCGGACCGAACCCACGTAGCCAATGAGTTTGCGGCCGGACTTCTCGGCTGCGATCAGCGTCGCGCCGTGCGCCATGTAGGCGTCGAGCACCGTGTTGCCTGGACGAGAGCTGTTCTTCAAGGCCGCGAGCACGATCTCAACCGCTACGTCGGTCTTGAGCGGTGAAGTCTCCAGAGGCATGAGGTTCGACGTGCGGCGTCCACCAAAAAAGGTGTGGTGCGCTCCTTCGCGCCACCCGTACACGACCGGCACCACCACGTCGCGGTAGATATCCGTCTTGAGCCCCTTCTTCGTGGTGGGCGACGTGCACATGAGCGTGTTGCTCCAGTGACCGCCCATCGCGTCGAAAGCGTTCTGCACGTCCGCTAGAGAATCAAAGTGCGTGGACAGATAGACCGCGCCTTCGGTGTTCTGGAGAGTGTGCCCGATCGTGACCTGGAGGAACTCCTCCGTGAACGGATCGTCTTGTCTGTACCAACTGAACGCGATGTCGGCTTGCTCGACGTTGAAAATAGAGAGCGCACCGGGCGCGCGCACCTTGCCGCAGTAGAGCAGGTGATCGCCGAGCCGGTAGACTTCGCCCTCTTGCGACACGGCCTTTGAGCGCGCGAGGTTCGGGATGTCGTCGTCGCGCGTCTTGCCGCGTGAGACCTTACCGTTCTTCGCCGGATCGACCTTCTTGGCAAGCTGTCGCGTGACCGAGCGGTACAAGGTGTCGAAGCGCAGGCGCTCGAACATCTTCTTGTAGTCGTCGCCCGCGCCTTCCTTGAGCCGCTGCAACACATCCTTGAGCAGTTCGGGAACGAACTCACCCTGGATCTCGCGGTTGTTGAGCGTGTAGTTGGCGTGGCGCTCTTGCTCGGGGTCGAACTCGACCACGATGCAATCCACTTCTGTCACGCCCGCGTCGCGTAGGAGCTTGCGGCGTTGGTGGCCGCTCACCATCACGTAGCCGTCGTCCGTCTTGTTGACGACGGGGTGCGTGAGAAGTCCGAAGTCGAGGAGGCTCTGCGTGAGCCCTGACAATGCCTCTTGCGAGATCAGGCGCGCGTTGTACGGCGCGTCCGCAATCTCGTCGAGCGCGAGCGTCTCGACCACTACGCTCGCGTACTTGGTGGGGGCGGCCTTACGTCGAGCCTTCTTCTTTGCCTTCTTTTTTGCCATGCGCTTGAATCATCGGGGATTTGGGTCTCGTGTACCCCCTGCGCTTAGCATCATCAAAGCAGCTCGTGTGTGAGTTGGTTGCCCTAAGCCGACCTTGAATCGGTGCCTTGTGCGGGGTATGGGATTCGCCCGGACGCACTACCTTTTTGCAAAGGAAACACCTCAATGTCTACACCGGGCCGTCATTTTTCTTTGGCGGCGAAGCGTTCGCGCCAATTCTGGAGCAGCTCCCGGGCGGGCTGTCGGCCCTGGTTTGCACTTCGGCCGGACCATCCGTAGCAGACGCGACACTGTTGCACGATATGCGCGGCCCCCCCGCACTCGGGGCAGCGACGGCGCTTGAGACGCCACCAGCCCCGCAAGCGCACGAGAGGACGGCTCACGGAGTCGTCTCCACGCGCCCGGAGGCGAACCGAAGGAGCGCCATGAGAAGCCTCCAAAGGTGTTTCACGAAAGACTGCCGGATCGCTCGTTCAGCAACTCGCTGAACTTCGTTATCGACTCGTTCTTGACAGTTCCCGGTCTCCTCACGGTGCCGCCCTTGAGAAAGTCAGCCGCGAGCTTCGGACGGATCTTCCGCATCTCGTTGAACGGAGGGATTCGCCAGTACGGGCTGTAGCCGACCTCACCCGGGAAGCGATAGCTCTTGTTGTAGGGATCGCCCTCGTTTACCCACTCGTCCGGCACGAGCATGAACGCGCCGAGCTGAACGGCCTCTTGTCCGATGTGCGCGTAGTTGATGGCCGACCCCACGCCCTCGATACCTGGAAGCATCGAGTAGCAGCGCAACGCCAGCTTGCCCTTGTCCTTGCCCTTTTTGATCCGCTTGAGATGACGCTCCGGGTCCTTGATGCCGAGGCTGAGCATCTGCGCAAGTCCGATCTGAATGCGCTCCGGGTCTGTGATGGAGGGCAACGAGAAGACAAGCAGTTCGCCGTTCTCGTCCGTCTTATCTAGCAACGCCTCGACGATCATCTGACCGGCGAAGTAGACGGGGCAGAAGAAAGTGAGGCTGAGCCCATCATGCAAGTGTCCCGACGCACGCAAGCGCGCTTCGAGCTTCCACATGGTCGGGATCGCTTCATCGTCCTTCGCCATCTTGAGCTTCTTGATGTCCGAGGCCCACGTCTCGTCCAAGCTCTCTTCTTTGCTGTAGTGGTCCACGACCCGAATGCGGAACTTGCCGTTCGAGTGCACGGGCTCGCCGTACCAGAACTTCACGATGTCGCGCGGCTGCTCTTTAGCCCAGCGCAGCGCATCGGCCTTCAACCTAAACGCGCAGATGCCGCGTCCGTCCGCCCACTGAAAGCAGAAGCCCATGCCGTCCTCGGCTCTCGCGGGGTACGCGCCCTTCTCCAGTCGAGCAATCGCCTTGTTGTCACCGGCGCTCTGGACGTTCTCGCCCTTCTTGAGCACCTCGTCGATCGACTCACGCAGCGGGATCCAATCGCCGTCTCCCTGGTCAGCAGTTGCGTAGTCAAACCACTCGATGAACGCGCCCTTCCGCCCCGCCCGATGCTGCGCTAACTGACCAAATGCACGCTTCACATCCTTGCGCGTCTTGAACGTACGCGATACCTGACCTTGGCCGTAGTTGATGCGCCATTTGTCGGTGGCTATCCGTACCTCGTCGATCGACTCATCATTGGACTCACGGTCCGCCGCTGCTTTCGCCTCTCGCAATGTGCGCCCATACAGAACGTGCTCGTCTATCGCTGTATCACTACCTGGAGGCCAAACCCCCCAACGCGGATGCAGCGTCCCCTGAAACTGTTCCACTATCCAACCGTCTGAGGATATGTACCGCCCCGCTCTCTCACGCTTCCACGTCGCCGCTTCGTCGATCGACTCGTGGAAGCCGAGCATGGCGCGGTAACGCATCGCCGTACCTTGGTCGTACGGACGCGCGAGGTGAGGGATCGGGCGTCCATCCATGTGCGCGACGCCGGGCGTGCCGTACCCGTACTCGCTCGGGTGCTCGGTGCGCGTCTCCAGACCGTTCAGCCCTTCACCGTCCACGGCCATCGTGCTGTAGCCGTAGTCGGGCTGCGGCGGTCCTCCGGGGTCCCCGAACAGGTACTCGACGAGCCTCACCGCTGCCTCCGCTGGTAAGCGAGGACCCCAGCCGCGAGCGTCGCGCCCCGCTTGGGCATCTTGAGGTCTCCTGGATCCCAACCTGTGTCGTCCGGGCCGTCCGGGTCTCCCGACGCCACGATCGCCTGACGCGCCCCCCTACGCTGCTGAATCTTCTCCACGAGCTGCGCGAGCGTGTATCGCTGCTCTGACGCCTCGGGGAGCTGGGTGGGCTCAGGGGCCTTCTGGGAAGCCTCAGCGATGATGACCGGCTCAGGGTCGTCGTAGAGGCCCTGTGGGGCCTTGCGGGCCTTCGGGGGCGGAGCCGCCTCATGGACGTTCGCGCCTCGACGACGTTGCGCGAAGAACCCGGCGGCCTGCGATCGCAGGTCCACCTTGGTCGTGCTCGCCGGGGGCAGTACGTGTTGGGGTCCGCTCATGGTCATCGCAGTATATGAGAGGAGCCCCCGCTGGCGAAAGCGAGGGCTCCGAGCATGGCGCAAAGAAGGCTGGTTACCCAGCCGTTGCTCGTTGTGGGCTCAGTCCTCGTCTTCGGTCAGGACCGACTTCCGCCCGCCCAGGACGCCGAGCGTCGCCGCCGCGAGGCTGTGTCCTTCGGAAAGGTTGGGACGACCGGCCGCGACCGCGAAGGCACCGGGGACGTGCGACGGAGCGACCGATTCGTCCTTCTTCTTCTTCATGTCCTTCTTCATGCCTTCGTCGTCGTCCTTTTTCTTGCCCTTCATGTGCTTGAGGAAGGCGGGCGGGACCTTGCCCTTCTCGTCGAGCATGGACTCGATGACGCAGCCGCACTCCGGGCACGCGCCCTCACCGATCGACTCGTCGTACTCGCCTGTCAGGTAGAGATCATCGACGGTGTGGACGGTCGTGCCACGATCCCACTTCACCGATATACGCTTGCCCGAGATCTTCGTGATGATGCCGTCGTCGCCCTCGTGACGCTTGACCGTGCGAGGGCCGTCGTACTTGACGATCATACCGACCTTGGGCGGTCCGCCAGCCGTCATCTCTTCGACGCCCTCACCCATCTCACCCGAAGGGCTCTCGTCGTAGTCGCCGTCCGAGTCCTTCCCGGCCTTCTTCTTTTTCTTCTTCTTGGCTTCGTCGGCCATGTCCATGTCGTCCTTCTTGGACTTCTTCTTCTTGGACTTCTTCTTCATCTCGTCGATGAATGCGAAGTAGGGCGCGGTGTGGTAGCAGTCCGGGCACTCGAAGATGTTGCCGCCCAACGCATCGAACTCGATGAGCTGCTCGGATGTGAACTCCAGGTTCGGATCCTCCACGAGACCGATCTTGAAGTTCGCTCCGTTGATGCCCTCACCGAGACCGAAGACCAGCGTGCCCTCTTCGCTCTCGCGCGCGAGCTGCGCGATGCGCGCTACCTTCCTTCGGTTACGCATCTTGTGCTGCCGCGCGATCTTCTGCTTCTTCGCGCCGCGACCCTCGACGCGACGGCGGAGCCTGAGTTCCGCACGACGCTTGCCCGACTTGGGCTTGTTGCGGATCCTCGTCGCCTTGCGACGCTGACCCTTGGTCAGGATCCTCTCGGAGATCTCCTCGGCGGCGTCGTACACGACACCCTCGGAGAGAACAGAGGTCAGAAGCGCAGCGACTTCCTCACGCCGGTCCTCAGCGATGCCGCCATCTTCGTCACGGTAGTCCGCGAACACGGCCAGCGTGGCCTGCTCTTGCAGGCTCGGCTCATCGACCCAGGACAGTTGGTCGAGATAGTAGCCGAACATCTCGGTCAGGTCCGTCGCATCGACGAGACGTGCCGCGACCACGCCGGGCAGCGCGACCTCCGCGATCTCCTCATCGTCGGCGGCGTCGCCCTCACCCATCTCGCCCGGAGGGCTCTCGTCGTAGTCGCCGTCCGAGTCCTTCCCGGCCTTCTTCTTTTTCTTCTTCTTGGCTTCGTCGAAACCCTCTTCCTCCTCCTCACTGTCCTCGTAGGCCATGTCCATGTCGTCCTTCTTGGACTTCTTCTTGGACTTCTTCTTCTTGGCTTCGTCGATCGCGTAGGGATCGTCGGCGCAAGCGGCGGGGTTGGAGAGGAATGGCAAGGCTGCTTCCGACTCGGTGATGGCCGAGAAGTCGGCGGTGGACAGAAAGTCCGCGATGGTCTCTCCCGCGAGAGTCAGCTCACCGTCCTCGTTGAACAGCATGAGCCCTTGAGTCTCTTCAGGGGCGGCCTCGCGCACAGAGGACTTGGGTTTCAGTTCGATCGGCATGGCTTGGCTCCAGGAGTATGTCTAGGACGTGCTGTCCAGGGTCGTGATGGTAGAAGAATGTGAGGGTGTCTGTCTACACCCCGACCAGCTCACGCAGACGCGGAGCCATTTCAGCGGGCACCTCCACCGTGAAGATGCCGTCCTCGAAGACAAAACAAGGGTCGTCCTCGTCAATCCCAGCCGCCTGAGCGGCCAAGACGTAGCGTTCGAGTGCGGACTCGGGGAACTGAAGGGGCTCGCGCGGGCCAGTCTCCTCCGCGTCCTCAGGAATCATCGCATCGAGCTTGTCGATCAGCTTCGAGGCAGCCGCTTGGCCCATTCCGCCGCCAGCTTCGTTACTAAGCATGTGGCGAAACTTCTCGCGCGCGAAGCTACGGTCCTTGCGCTTCGAGGGTGGGACAGCGGGTCCGTTCTTAGCACCGCCGGTCGAATACCAGTAGCGCCCCTGCTCGTAGCCGATCCTCGGCACGCTCGGGTTGCCGGTCTTCAAGACCGCCTCAACCAGCTCATCCTGGACACCGGGTCCAGGATCCTCGGACTCGTTCGGGTACGGGACGTGTGCGGCTTTGGCTTCCGCTGCGGTCATGCGCTTGACGAGCGTGACCTTGCCGAGACCTTCACGCTTTACGAGCTTCTGCATGTCGGCCTTGGCCTGCGCGTCGTCCTCGTAGAAACGCACGCCGTTGAGCTGACCATGCGCCCCCACGGCCGTCTCGACCTTGTAGGGATAGCGAAGGGTACGAAACTCCACTTCGTCCACGCCGTCTTCGCCCTCTCCGAACGTGGTCATAATCCCACGTCCGTTCCCACCCACGAGCCCGAGGGTGGAGAGATTATCAGCCGCCACCAACACGTCCGCATACGGGACTGACTGTAGGAATCGGTCGGTTGCGATCAACTCCTCGATGCCGTGCTTTCCTCGCTCGATCCGAATGGCGCTCAGGAGTGCGCGCTCGACAGGGTTGAGGCTGACGGGACGCTTGTTGTCCGCGACCGACTCGACGAGACGCTTGGCGAGTCGCTCGATGTGACCGTCGATAGTCCCCGGCTCCATCATCTGCGGATCGTTCATGCCGACAGCCCACTGGATCACCGCCTCCTTCTTGGCCTTGTCCATGCGCACGATGTCGCCAGTCAGGAAGCGGCCCTTCTCGTACGTGACCTTGTGCATGAGGCTGCGCAGCGTGTCCTGCACGAGCTTCGGAGCCTTGCCGACCTTGAGCTTCTTCGCGGCTTCGTCGATCGCCTCACCCACATCCTCTTTCGCCACCTTGCCGTCGCGGTACACGAACCCGTAGTTCTCGACCGAAGCCTTCTCCCGCGCAGCCGCGACCGCTTCTTGCTTGTTCGGGTACTCAACCTCTTCGCCGTAGGGATCCAGCGTGACCCAAGGTCCACGCTTCGACTTCGCGTAGACGGTCATCTCCAACGTGCCCGTCTCGTCCGTCGATTCCGCGCGGCCCTTAGCGGCCATCTTCTGAAACTTCTTCTTGCCGTACTTCTTGCGTCCGATCGCCGCCGCGACCGCGCCGGGATCTCGCACGTCGCCCTTGGCAGCGATCTCCTTCTCCAGCTTCTTGAAACGCTCGCCGCCTTCGTCCAGATCGAGAAGCTCCATAAGCTCCTCGTCCGTCTTACCCGGCATGGACTCGCGCATCTGTTCGAGCACGCGACCGATCGCTCCGTTGTCGAAGACGGAGCGAGGCCCCTTCTTCTTCTTGCTGTCATCACGGATGCCTCCGGTGCGACCACAGTTCTCCGGGTAGCTGCCGATCGGCTCACTGGAGAAGCCTCCGACGCCACCAGACGTAGTGGTCTCGTGAACCGCCGAACTGACCTCTTTGTATCCCTGTTTCAGCAGCTCCTTCACCTTCGTCGCACGCTTGGCTTTGCTCGCAAAGATGGCGATGTCGTAGAACGGGCTGCCGTCGCCATGCGACTTCTTCCCGTCGTGAAAGTTGACGATGTACTTCGCTTTGCCGATACCGTCCGCTGTGTAAAAGACCTTCCGACCCAACCCTTCGTCCACGTCGTCTTCGTCGTCCTCGGCAAACACCATCGCGCTGCGCTTGGCATCCGGGGCCGGGCCTCTAAGCTGCTCGTGGTTCACGGGGCCGTTACCGCCCGCGTCACCCTTCGAGAAGTCGGACGCCGTAAGATGCCGAGGGAGCTTCGGCCCAGCGGGTCCGGTGCGCCCGGTTCCCGTGTAGAGCGTGCCGCTCGAAGAACTATCCTCGTCCACGGACTCTCCGACCTCCCGCCGCATAATCGCACCGATGTAAACGTTCTCCATCGCTTGCAGATTCTCCAGCGCCTCGGTATTCCCCTGTCGATGTGCTGTGACGATCTGTCGTTTGTTCAGGTCTTGGTGCTTACGCAGCTTCTTGAGAGACCACCCAGAAAGCATCTCCACAGCGTCGCGGTTCTGCTTTGCTGTCCAGTCACGAGGGCGTCCCTTGAACGCCTTGAGCGGATCGACAGCCTCATCCACGTCCTCGCGCATGGACGCGGGCGAGCTGTTCGTACGCTGATTGTAGAGCCGAGAGGACAGCGGTGCCTTGGGCTCCGAAGCTCCCGCGACCCTGAGTGCGTTAGGGTTGCCGCGTAGCGAATAGCCCTCGCCGCGCTTGAACCGGAGCGTGCCCTCTCGGACCAGCACCGTGAGCGTCCGCATCGCTTCCGCGAGGCTGACCGTTTGGAGCTTGGCGATGGTGCTCGCCGTGTAGGCGCGTCCTCGATTGCTGACGAACAGTGCGATGAGCGCGTCGTGGAGCGACGAGCCTTCGTCGAGATCCTCGTCCGCGAATTCAAAATCGTCGGTTCCCTGCCCGCGAGGCCCCTTGCGTTCTGCCTTGAGGTTAGGCTTGCCGCCACCCGCGCCGCCCGTACCACGCACCGGCCACGCCTCATCGACCTCTGGGATCTCGATGCTATCCGAGATCTTGCGCTTCTTGGGAGGCGTCGGGTACTTGGGAAGCTTTCCGGAGTCGATGAAAGCTTGGATCTGCTTGATCGTCTTCTTGATCGGAGGGAAATGCGGATCGAAGTAATCTGAGAGCACCGCGATGAGCTTACGCAAATCCTCGTGATCCGAAGATGTCTTCTTGACACCGCGCATCTTCGGATCCTTCTCGGCCCGCTCTAACGCTTGAAAGTACAGACCTAACGCATTCGCGTTGTGATAGCCGCCTCTCTTCTTCGCCGCACGCGCCATCTGCTGCACGTCGTACTGAGTCAGCGCACCCGTGAGGATAAAATGAAAGCCCTCGACGGTTGGCTTGACGGATTCGTCGAGTTCGTCTTCCACGTCCTCGTTGCGCTTCCGACGACGGGGCGCGTCGTAGTCGGGCTCGATGTCGGAGCCCTTGCACTTCGGACAGGTCGGGCTCATCGAGGCGGTCTTGAACTTCTTGCCGCACTCCAGGCACTTGACCGAGAACTTGGAGGACTTGGCCTCATCTACTAGCTCGAAGTTTCCGTTCTCGTCGAGCGCGAACTCGTTGTCTGCGTCCTCGTCGTCCTCCAGGTCATCGGCTCCACCGATCAGCGACATCTCGCTCCCGTAGGGACTGACCCACGGGTGCATGGTGCCGATGGCCGGGATGGCGGCGCTCGTGAACTCGTCGATACCGTTCTCGTCGATCCAATCGCAGTAATCCTCGTCCGACTCCACAACTTTGCGACCGACCGTCACGATATCGAAGTCACCGCTCGACTTCATGGCCGGGACCATATTGCGCGCGACCTTGATGACGCTCGTTTCCTTACTGGCGTTGTCGCCCTTCGCACCGGGCTTACCACTCTGCCAGTAGTCGGTCAGGACGCCATAGCTCTTCGTCTGACCGTATAGATCGCGCGTCTTCGCGTTGGCGACGCAGGTAACGAGCACCCGCTGGAAGCCCTTGACGGGCTGCTTGCCGTTCAAAGGACCCTTCTTGCCTTTGAGATTCGCCACCCACGTCGCCTTCTGCTTGGGGTCAAGATAGGCAGCGTACGTCTTCATGTAACGGCTCGTGCCTTGCGCAATCAGATCTTTGCCGATCTCCGTCTCGATTCGCTGCGATGTCGTGTACGGATACTGACAATATGTAATCTGCGAATCCGACACCGCCGTCACGACAATGTGATGTGGGGTGGTGGACGCACCGAGGTAATAGGACGAGTTGGGAGCGAGAAAGATCGTGGTGTCGATGGGCTTGAGGCCCCCAGCTCCGATCCTGTAAATCTGCCCCATCTCGTCGAGATCTTCGTCGTACTCCAGATCTCCCCACCAAGGGCTCGGGTCGGCGATGAGCGTTTCGAGCTGACCGCGCAGCGAAGCCGGGAGACGCTTCATCGACACCTTCATCGCGTGCTCGCCGCGACGCGCTCCACCCTTGAGGAAGTTGGTGAAGTTCGACACCACCGCGTTCCCCTGTTGTGAGTCGGGCTCGGTGCCGGGCTCGAACATCCCAAACGTGTATATGTCGCGGTTGTTGGTCTCGATGTTGACGGTGTAGCGCGGATGAAAATCTTCACCATTGTCGAAGATGTCGAGGATCTTGACGCGCAGCGTCTCCGCGCCTTCGTCCACGTCTTCTTTGAGCAATCGCTTGAGCCTCTGCATCGCCTTCGGATCGACCTTCTGCCGAAAGCCACTGAACGCGAGCTTCATCGCTTGCTCGGCCTGCCACGCCGGGGCCTCGAAACGCGCGTGACGGTTACCCGTCTGGTCGAAGGCATTGGAGGTCGGGGCGCGTCCCAGCACCATGCCCTCGCCGCCGTTCACGATCACGTACTCGAAGTCACCCAGGAATGCGACGTGTCCTTTGGACTTCTTCATCTCGTCGAGCACGTCCTCATCGAGCAGCAGATGACCCTGCGCCTCATCGAGCGACTCACACATGCCGACGCCTTCGATGTAGTAGCGACCATCGCCGATGTCCACGATCTCCGGGCAGTCCTCGGACTCGTCGATGCTGATCGTGAACTCGGTGTCGCCACTGCGGCGCATCGACGCCTTGCCGACCGTCTTGGCGTGCCGATAGAACTTCTCGGCCGTGGCCTTGTCCTTGAAGGTGGCGTTCACGCTAGGACCCTTGCCCGAGACCTTGATGGCTCCCATCTCCTTCGCCTTGGCCTTGAGACCCGACTCCTTCTTGGCGGAGAGGTCGTCGGTGTTGTCGTCGTTGGATTCGTTGGTCCGTTTCAAGAACTGCTTGAACGCCCGCGCCGCATTCCTACGCATCGCAGCGTGGGCCTTCTTGTTGAGACCGCGCTCTTCCTCAAAACCGACGTTCCATCCGAAGTTCAGCACCGCGAACATCGCGTCCGTCGAGTCCACGAGGACAAACGGACCCGTCACACCACCACGCCCGTCGTAATCGGTCGATCGAAAAAGAACCGTCTGATCTTGAAGCGTGACCCCCGCCGTCGCTCCGGGAACCACGGACGAAACACGAACGGCGCTTATGACCTTGAGCCGCACCGGGTCTCCCTTGGCCTCTTCCACAGACTCGTAGTTGCTGTGGTGCTCGCCGTGGTCGCTCTCACGCTTGGCCTTCTTTCCGACGCCCTGAGCAGCGAACCTACTCGAACCTGCGGCTTCGGGATCATCCTTGCGTGACGCCTTCTTGGAACTGCCTCCGCTGCCGCCCGAGAGACGGGCTTCAACAATCTTCGGAGCCTTGCCCTCGCCCTTCTTGAAAGTCAACGTCGTGTGACCGTGCTGACCGTGCTCACCCTCCGCCTTCTTGAACTGACTGAGCAGGTTCTCGACCGTGAAGACGGCGGTGAGGCTGCCGCTCGACGAACCGGGACGATTGGATAGCCCGCGCTTGTTGTCGGTGAGTGTGAGGTAGTAGCCCTCCTTCACGCCGTCTCGCGTCTCGTACTTCTGCGGCTTACCAAGACCTTTGGGGAGCGCGTGCGAATACTTGCGCAGCGCAGTCGGCAGACCGTTCGCACGACCCAAGACGCTCTCGTCGATCCCAAGCTGTCGTGCGTGTGCACGGTCTTGAATTCCAAGCACGCCCTCGACGATGCGCTTAGCAGAGGCCCTATCCTTCGCACCACTCGCTGACTTCTTGACGGTGCCGACGCCGATGCGCCTACCTGCCAACTCACCTTTACCCGCTCCCCTCGCCTCGCTCACAACCGGGTGAGCCTTCCACTTGATGAGGTTGCGTTCGGTGGCAACGCCGGGCGTGCCATGCTTGCCTCCAAGATCGACCGCCCATCCGTGGGGTCCGCGCATCACGGCCTTGCCTTTGCGCGTCTGGTTGCCCGACTGCGGCGTCGAAAGCTCGACGCGATCGCCGCGCTTCATGTTCGCCAGCGCGTACGCAGCCGTGACCTGGACGGCTTCATCGAGCGACTCGCCCATGTCGAGGTTCGACGTGACCATGTTGCGCGCGAACTTCGACCAGCTCGTGCCCTTGCGCGCGTTGTTCAGCGCGGGGCTCACGAGATACTTGTAGCCGCCTACCTTCCCCAGCTCGGAAGCGAGCTTCTTGACCTTCGCTTCGAGAGCCTTCTTGACCGACGCAGCCGCGTCCTTGCCCTTGCCGTGGTTGAGCGAATACTCCGCGTCGAACATCGCCTTGAGCTTGTCGCCGAGCACGGACGGGCTCGCTTCGTCGGTGGACTCACCGATCCAGTTACGCGGCGCGGTCTTGCGAATCGCGCGGTGCACCGCATCGTCTTGCGTGCTGCCGGTGTCGCCCATGTAGATCTTGCCGTTCGACCACGACGCAACACCGCGACCGCCCATGCCGTTGAAGTCGAGCGTCTCGCCATCCGTGGAGAGCTTCGGACCGTCCATCGGCTTCTTGTCCGTGAACGCCGCGATCACCTTCTTGTCCTTCGCTCCGAGCGCCTCGTCCAGCTCGTCGTCCTCAGAGTCTTCGTTGAGGAATTTGTCGATCGGCTGACCCTTGACGCCCTTCGGCGCACCGTGGTCCTTGATGATCTCGGTCGCCATCGAGAGCGTCTTCGCGTACAGCGGCGCGGGCTTGTTGTTCGGGAACTCGATGATGAAGCGGTAACCCTTCGCCTTCATCTTCCGAGCGTTGGCCTTCTCGTCCTCATCCAGCGACTCGTGCATCCACTTCTTGATGTCAGCCGCGTCATGTCCGGCCTTCTTGAGCTGGGCAGCGATCTTCGCGGGGGACCAGCCCGCGTCCTTGAGCACCGCTACGGCTCCGGCGTGATCCATGCCGCCCGCGATCTTCGCGCCCATCGCGCTCATCTTGAGCGTGGCGACTGCGATCTTGCGCTGGTGCGTCTCCGGCACACCCTCGTTGATGAATTGAACGCTCGCGTCGCGGCCTCGATTCATCGCGCCCAACGCACCTGCGGCGATGCTCTGTGCGTTCGTGGCCTCGAACACGTTTCCGCCCTTGAGCACGTTGCCGACCTGCTTCATGTACCAGGCGTAGCCCTTTCCGCCCGGGCCGAAGGCGTAGTTGGACTGATCCATGATCTTCTGAGCCGCCGGGAGCGTGAGGCGGAAATGCTGGCGGAGATCGTAGGGCGTGCGGTTGCCGCGCATGACGTAGGTGGCGATCTCGCCCGCCATGCCCGAGCCGGTGGTTTGCTTCTTCATTGGTTGGTCCTCAGCTCAGCGGAGTGAATCCGTTGCGGTCTACGAACAGCACGCGGGTCCCGGTCTTGATGATGTCCCCGACGCTCATCGACGTGTGGTGAATGCCTAGCTTGGTGAGCATCGTACGGGCTTCGCCGTCCGGGCTCCACCGCTCACCCTGCATCATGCCGAAAACGCGCTCAGGACTTGACTGCTTGATCTTGCCGATCAGCTTGTGCGTGGAGGCGACCGTCGCCTTCGTGGGAACCGATTCCGACTCGTGGCGAATCAGAAAGTCCATTCCCATCCCGTACGTGAACTGAGTTGCGTCGCGCATGTACCAGATCTCGGTCGAGCCCTTGCCATAGCCCGGATCGTAGTGGGCGGCGTCGTTCACGCTCTTGTACTGCGTGTCGTGCTCGTCCACGGACTCGTGCTTGTCGTGAATCTCTTGGAGCTTGGCGTGCACGGCCGCGATGACCTTGCGCTTGGCCCCGAACGGCATCTCCTTGCCACCGCCGTCCGAACGGTTGACGGTCGTGAGCTGCTCCGCGATGCGAAGCGTCGCCTCCTTCTCAATGCCCATGTGAAAGGGACGCACCTCGCCGCGAATCCCAATCTTGCCGACCGATCCGCTGATCTTCATGCGATACAGACCACGGTTCTTCTTGGAGTGCTCGACCGTGAGCACGATGCCGGTCGCCTCGTCCACGGACTCGAAGCGAATCGCCCCACCGTTCGTGATCTCGAACGCCGCCATGAGCATCTCGCCACGGTCGTCGAGGCTGCCCTGCTTGTGCTTGCGTTGGACGTTGCGGATCTCGGCCATCACCTCGTCCTCGGACGGCAAGCGGCTCATGCCGTAGTGCTTCTTCACGACGCGCTTCGCCTTCGCCATCTGTTTACTGGAGAGCGAGATCTCTTTCATCTCGTCGAGCTGCGTGAAGTTCGCGGCCCGCCACTCCTCGAACGTGCCCTTCGTCGCCTCGTCCTCGTCGTCGTACATGCTCAAGAGCTGCCGCTCGTTGAACTCCATGCCGTGGGCATTCGTGTCCTCGTCGGTGCTCTCACCCATCGTGCCAAGCGAGGTTGCGAGCCCAGTCTTGCGCGTGAAGTCGGCGCGCAGATCCTCGGCATAGACACCCTTCGACGTGGCCTTGGTCTTCGGCTCGCTCGTGCCCCGCACCGCGAGGTAGTCGATGCTGTAGAGATCAGCGCCGGTCAGCACGATGCGGACATGAGTGACGCCCTTCGCATTGCGCCCGATCTTGAACGCGAGCCCACCTCGCCCGTACTCCTTGGTGTTGAGGTTGACAAAGTTCTTCGCGCCCGTCATGGCGATAAAGCGACGGCCTCCGAGCTGTTGAAGGATCGTCTGACCCACGTTTTCGTCGAGAACATCATCCACCGACTCGTCCTTGGGAGAGCCGTCGTCCTTGCGGTGCGACTTGTTCCCCTTGTTGTACATCGACCACGCGAGCGCGAAGGCTTTCTCCTTCGGCATCCCTTTGGCCTTCATGGCCTTGACGGTTCCCTCGAACCCGGGGGGCGCTTTCTCTTCAAGCGACTCCAACGACATACGATACTTTCGATTCCGAAAGGACGGTAAAGCATCGCGTTCCTTTATAAGTGTCAGTTTCCCACGACCACCGATCTTCCCGCGCTGCCGTCTGCCGAACGCCTGATCCGCAAGATGAGCTGCCCGTTTAGAATCGTCAGCTCGGACTGTTCCTGCAAAGCCACCATTGGGATATCTAACGAGCCAAAGTTGCTCACCAGGATTTCCTAAGCTCTTCGACTTGAGCTGCGACTTGAAAGACTCGTCCACAAGCTCAAAGCTGGAGAACGCCTTCTTGGTCATCCGCGCCTTCGTGCCGTTGTGCGTGAAGCTCACCTCGTTGCCCTGCACGCCAGTCACGAGGATGTCGTCACCCTTCTTGATCGTGATCCCAAGCGCACCCGCCACCGTCCCGGCCGACGCGCGCCGGAGATTCACCTCACGGGTCGCTGTGTAGTGCGATCCGCGCAGGAACCGCTTGACGCGACCGAGCGGTGACTCTTCGAGCGACTCCTCGGCCCCCTTCCACGCATCCCCCAACGCGGCAGATAGCATCCGCGTGACCCCGAGGTGCAGCGAGCCGTAGCCCACGCCATCGACCCGCTGTCCCGCCTTGTTCTCGCCGTGCCACGGGAACATGCCGCCGCCGGACGACGTAAGTGTACCGAGCACCTTCCCACGGTAGACGACCTCGTATGCCTCGCCGGGCGAGCCCTTGTATTTCAGGGCCTTCATGGACTTCGAGAGCTTCGCCACATTCGACAGGAACGCGGGCGTATCGCCCCCACCTACGCGCACGAGCTGCGTTGCGATGAGGCGGGCCTTCGTCTTGGCCGACCCTTTCGCCTGGAACGCCTCACCGGCTTTCGCCATGCCTCCGCGCCAATTAGAAGGGCGGCCAAAGTTGCCCTCGTCGATCGACTCCTCGATCTCGCGGGCTTTATGGATAAAGGCATTGATCTTCTTGACCGCATCTTCCGGCGTCTTGTACTGCTGCTTCCGCATGTTTGCCTTTCGAGACCAACTTGCGAAGTTGTGCAACCTACCGTCTCGACTAAGACTAAACTTCAAGAAGCGAGAATTTTCATAGACCCGATTGGCCCACTCGTTTTGAGGATCAAGCGATAGGCTGACCATCAACAGCGCCTCAGACGGTACTGTAATGGTCGATATACGAACCTTCACGAACGGAACATCCAACTTCTGCTTGAGCAAAGCCACGAACGCATCTGCGCTCCTTCCAACAGAGAACCGTGGGTTCTCCAAAATCGTCTCTTCTACCGATTCCGCCGTGTAGGTCTTCACCGCAGACGCACACCACGCAAGCGTCTTCTTCACCACGTTCGCCGGATTGCGACCAGCGAAACTGTCACGATCTTGAACGAGCGAACGCTCGGTCGCGGTTACTCCGGTGCGATACGTCTTGGAACCACGACCGATCACCGACGCGGTATGAGGAGGAACGAGCTGACTGCAACCCACCTCGAAGTTGCCGGAGCGGTACTGATACATGGCTCCGAGCCGACCGCCGCCCGGGACTCTCCGCGCGTACTCGAATCCGAGCTTCAACAGCCCTTTGTGGAGCTGAGCAGCGGCAGCCTTACCGGCGTCGTCGTCGTCACCGAAATCAGCCAGCCCGCCACTCCGCGTCCAGTACAACGCGGCCTCTTCGAGCCGATTCCTGGACCCAGCGTCCAGAGCTTCGCGCGCGATGCTGAGGCTGCGCTTGACGTTGCTCATGCGCTGCGCCTTCATGCGACTCGTGGGTAACGAGCGGCGTGCGATTCGCTTCTTGCGGTTCTCCTGCCTGACCTGACCTCGGTTCTTCGCGCCCGACTGCATGGACTTCGTGGAGCCGCGCCGTGCGTTGCGCACGCGACTGATCCGCGCGTGCGTGCTCATGCGCGTCGCCTCGTCGAGCGGCAGCGCCTTGATGATCTGCTCGAAGATCAACTCGGCCTTCTCGAAGTTGCCGTCTTCGACCGCAGCCTCTAACTGACCGAAGTGCTCTCCAACGAGATGCACGTCCGAAGGATTCTGCTGAATCGCAACCTGGAGGGCATCTGCGAGGTCGTCCATGTGGAGGCACTCGATCTCCACGAGCGACATCTCTCCTTCCTCGTACGACTCACCAAAAGCAGCCTGCTCGGGCGTGATCGACTTGCCCTGACTGAACGCCGCCACGGGCTTCGAGCGACCAGTGCGGGGCGACACCTTCGCGGTGTTGACGACATACGCAGTGCCTACGTCACTCTTGCTCAGCTCCTTCGCCTTTGCCTTCGCGGACTTCAAGTTGCCTCCGACCCAATGCGACTCGCGCGGCGTATCCCGACGATGCTGCTGCACCTCGAAGTTTCCGAGCGCAGTGTACTCATCAATCGGCGCATATCGAGCAAGGTACAGCTCGCAGTCCGTGATGGAGTCGTCGGCATTCGATCGAATGCGCGTCCCCTCCGGCGCTCGGTCGGACAGTTCATCCCACTCGGTATCCGTGATGTGCACAACTTCGCCCTCGACCATACGCCGCCAGCGACCCTCCAAGTCAGGAATGCGATCCGTCTCCACGTCGTACTCGTCGATGCCCTCGCGCACGATGATGAACTCAGTCGACGCCCCGCCTCCAATCTTCACCGACTGACCCGGACGAAGGCGCGTGACCTGCTTCACGACATCGGGCGTGTCGGCGTTGTCCTTCGCAAACTGACGCAACGGACCCTCCCATTCAAGCTTCTTGGTGCGTGCGTCAAGCATCCTCACAAGGTCAGTACGGCCGACACCCTTCTCGTCCAATGCCTCTTCGTGCATGAAATTCCTCTGTCGTTTCATTGAACGATGTGATCGAAAGTTTGTGCGTTGAATTGACTTCACGCCCGTAGGGCTAAGCAGTGCCTCGATTTGTCGGCGGTCGTCAGCGCTTAGCTTGAGCAATGCCCGTTCGGCCGCGCTCGTCTTCCCCTGTTTGTGGAGCTGTATCGCCTTCTCAACTGTGCGCTTTGCCCCAATGGCGAGCTTGCTCAGCACAGCACCAGCAACGGTCGAACCCAACAGACCTAACGCGAGGAACAGATCTTCGACAAGCATCGTCCTCTCGCCCTCAATGCTCGCCGCAAGCTGCTGTGCACGCTGCGTTCGCTGATCCTCCACCCACTGCTTCCCGATCGGGTTCTGGACGGGCTTGTTCAGTAGCGGCATCGCAGCCCTCGTGAGTTGTGGGGTTAGCTTCGCAACGATTTCGCGCGGCGACAGCACCTCGTCGTTCTTGATCTCGCGGAAGTTGGAGCTGCCGAAGAGCGCACGGTACGTCTTGAGGTTTCCCTGCACCTTCTTCCAGTCGGTCGTCGCTACCTGAACCGGAACGGTGCGCGGTCGCTCTTGATTGCGCGCGAGTGCAGTCTCCAGTGACGTGTTCACGAAGACCATCGACACGTCGTATCCAAGAGCGCGCAGACCTTTGACCTTCTTCTGGACCGACGCGACATTCGCGGCCGTGCTGTCGATGATGAGGCCGAGACGCCCCTTCACGTACAGGTCGAGTCGCTTGTTGGTAGTCGCCTTGGCTTGAGCGCGCAGCCCGCCCTGAGCCTGCACCTGCAAGGACGCCATGTCCTTCTTGAGATCGAGCCCGGCCTTTTTCATCGCGCGTTCGAGCTGTTCGTCGGAGTTCACGACTTTGAGTCCAGTGCCTCCGAACATGATGTCGGAGATGAAGCTCTTTCCCGCTCCCGCACCGCCCGTCATAAAGACGGCCTTGAGGATGTAGCGGTCGTTGATCCCTTCGTCGGTCTCGTCGTCCTCTATCGCTTCGCCTTGCTCCTTGTATCCGACCTTCCCGAATCCGCGCGCGAGTTCTAGGAGCTTCTTGATCGGGACCGACACCGAGTAGGTTCCGATCTGTTCGTCGATGCCCTTCATGTACAGCGCGGCCCAGCGGTGGTGCCCGTCGAGGATGTGCCGATCGCTGCTCACGATCACGGGTAGTCGTAGCTTCGCTTCGGGCGCGGAGGTGGCGAGCGCCTCCGCTTTCTCCATCGACACCTTATCCTGCGTCGGCTTCAACGTGCCGACGGCCGCGCGCCCCTTGCGCACCGTCACGCCGTTCTCGCGCAGGTATGCGAGGAACTCTGGCACGAGGTCTGAACGGATCTGCGGCATCCGTGTGCGAGGGATACCGAGACCTCCGCGCATGATGTCATGCGTCTTCGTCTCGTCGAGCGACTCGTAGATGTCGGTGAGCGCCACCTCACCGTCGTCACCCATGAAGACGGCCTCAGAAGCGCCCTGCACGACATATCCGCCATCGACCTCATACACGATCTCGACCGGACCCTCGAACGCACCGCGCGCACGATCGACCGTCTGTGACATGGGCGAGCCAAGGGTGATCTCGTGCGCGTAGTGGATCGAGAGGATCGCTCTGTCGAAAGTCGTATGCGTCATGTGCGCGCCTCGGGGCTGAACAGCCGAGCCGAAGGGCCTTGAAGGGTGCGCGTAGCGTACCGCTCGCCCGGGGGGCGGTCTACAGCCATGCTGAGCGCCCTATCGCAAAGAATCTGAGATTGTCACTTCCGAATCGAAGTGCTCGCACCCCCTACAGGTTGGACCCGAAACCAATCGCCCAAGGAGGGCACACCTATGGATCCTATCGAAACCGTCGTCCACGACATCCTTGCCTGCTTCACCCACGTAGAGAGCCGAGACGGCATCGAGGCCACGGCCCCGCTGTCAAATACGCCCGGCTACCAGAAGGTCGTTGAGGCAGCCGTGAAGCGCATTCAGAAGCTCATCGTCGAGCGAGGAGGTGCTGTCTAGTCACTGAGACGCGCACGCCGCTTGAGCCCGCACGAGGGCTTAGGCGTGCGTCGTCGCCATATCGCACGCCGGGCCGCGAGCTTCTTCGTCTCCTTGCGGTGACAAAAAATACACAAAGTCCGCAGATTATCGAGCCCGCACGAGCCGCCGCCCTCGACGACCGGGATCGTGTGATCGACCTCCCACAGCGTCGAGCGCCAGCCCCGGAGCCCCAGGATCGCAAGGTAGGTGCGGCGACACTGGTAGGGGAGCTTCCTCAGCCGTCCGCTCAGCTTCGAGCAATCGAGCCCGCACAGACAGCACTTGCCACGGTCGCGCCGGTAGACCTGCGTGCGCGCGTAGCCCGCGTTCGCGCGAATGCTGTACTCGTGCACACACTCATCGGAGCACCAGCATCGTCGAGGCGGCGCGACCTCGACACCACACCACCGGCACGTCTTCTTCCCGTTCGGTCCAACGATGCTGCGCCCCCCATTCGCCATAAGGGCCGACGGGTCATGTCGCTTGTAGATTTTCAGAAGGGACCTCCGCCTCCGCGCGGCCTCGGGTCCGGGTGGCTGTGCTCTATCACGTACTCGGGCTCGTCTCTGGACGCTGGGTCCAGGATCTTCGCCTGGACGATGACTCTCAGGCCCTCGTTGGCGATATGCACCTGCGTCGCTGCATCTGTGCCCATCGCCGAGTCCCACCCGGCTTGCGCGGCAGCGCGCAGCGGTCCGTCCGGGAACAGCAGCTCAGGTCTCGGACCTGGAGGAGCTTCCCGTGTCGAGAGCCCGACGCGCGCCAACGCCTCGGCGTTGAAGTCCTGCATCTCCATGTCACTGCGTAACACGATCGCGCGGATCGTCCCGGCCTCTGGAGGGAGCAGGCGTCGCAGCTCCGTGCGCAGACGGTCGAACTCTTCGCTGCCTGTGTCCATCTCGGGCGGCAACTTCAAGACCAGTACCTCGGTGTCTTTCAGATCGACGACCTGCGAGGCGATGGCCTCTGCGCATGTGGTCGCCTCATTGGGCGTCGGCATCGTGCTAATCCTCGGCGGGCTTCTTCTTCTTGGTTGATGTCTTCTTCTTCTTCTTCGTCGCGCGCTTCTTGGTCCCGGCCTTCTTCTTGAGCGGCTTCTTCATTGCGCCCTTGTCGGTGCCGCCAATCACGACAGAGTTGACGATGAACCGACTCTTGAACACACCGACGGCCTTCGCCCACAGCTTCGGATCGAGCAGCGTCTCATCTAGCTCGTCGGTCGTGACTTCAATGCCGATCGTGATGGTGCGGATCATGTGATGGGTCCGAACTGCGGTGATACGGTTCCGATCGACACCAGCGCATCGAAGTCCGTATTGAAGCGTCGGTTGAGGGTTCGGGCCTGCGCACGTTCCGTCGCGGTCACGAGAGACAGGTCTTGCGTGGACGCCACCTTGGCGCGGATGGGCTCAATGATCGAGTCGATGATGTCCTGCGGGAGACCCGCGCAAGAGCGGCGCAGCAGGAAGTATATCTGCACGGTGTCGGCGTCGCTCCACGGAAGGGCCTGGCCGAGAGGCTGGCTCGCAATCTCTTGGTCGAGCTGCGGCGGGAGCAGGACGCCGTTCACCTCAACGATCCTCGTTCCGAATCCAAACACCACTCCCAAG